GTGATACTACTGGTTCTTTTTCTTTTTGGGTAAATATGAATTCTGAACAGAATGGTAATATTTTTTGTTTTGGAGATACTAATACAGATAACTATTTACGTTGCACTATTTATAGTAATAATACAATGGTTCTTTATTTTGGTTATACTGGTGGTATTGGCGCATATTGGTATAAGGAAAATATAGCTTTTAATGCTCAATCAACTTGGAAACACGTTGCTATTGTTCAAGATGGAACAGCAGTTAAGCTATATATTGATGGAAGTTTAAATTGTACTTTAAATACTGGTGACGACTTAACAGCTTGGTTTGCTGATTGCTCTGGTATTGACAATGGCAGAATTGGCTGTGCGAATTATAATAATAATGGAAATGTTACATTTTTAAATGGTAAATTAGATGATTTTAGATATTATAGTGGTACTGCTCTTTCTTCTAATGATGTTTCAGCAATTTATAATTCTGGTTCTGGAACAGAAGATGATAAACCTGCTGGAGAAATAAATAATATGACTTTAATCTCAGATACTTTTATAGCTGAATCAGCACCAGATAATGGTAGAATAGTTATATTAGAGGAAGATGTTGATGCGGTTACATTAAATACAGATTTAAAAGCATATATGAGTATAGATGGTGGAAGTAACTGGCATCAAGGCACATTATCCGACGAGGGTGATTATGATACTGATAAACGAATATTGACAGCAGAATTTGATGTTTCTGATGAAACAGATACAGATATTGAATATAAATTAGAAACTTTGAATAATAAAGATTTGAAATTACATGGAACAGCATTAAGTTGGGATTAAGGAGATAGAATATGAAACGACTTATATCAGATAAACAAAGAGAACTTATTAAAAATAGTAAGTCATATAAAGGAAAAAAAGTAGCATCTTTAAGCCAAACTGACAAAGATGCTTTATTAGAATTAGTTGCAAAAAAATTAAATTTACTTTAATACTTTTAAAGGAGAATTCAAATGGGAAGAAATATTGATATTTTATCAGGAGTTTCAATAAATAATATGGATGAAGGTGGTTCTTATGATTATTATGGTTATTCTCGGTCTGAAGGTTCTTGGGTTATTATGAGAAAAAATTCAGCAGGGACAGAACTGACTTATGCTGTTGGAGGTTCTGATTATTCTACAGCGTGGACTGCTAGAGCTTCACAGAGTTATAAAAGAGCAGATGAGTTTGATTATTAATAGAAGGAGTTAATTTTGTTATATGAGCCTTTGACAGATGCTGAACTTCAATTCATGGAATCTTGGTATGATCCAACAATTATGACTGAATGTTTAATTCCTGAAAATATAAAAGCTCCTCATCTTTGGAAATCGGAAGATGTTAAATTAATTAGGTTACGGAATTATCAATTTGCCATGCAGAATTATTCTTACCTGTATGCAGATGATGATGAATTAACTAGTAAAGAGAATTTTCAAAATAAAAAAAATGCAGGAAAACTTATAAATGTTGCAAGCAGAAATATTGGTAAGTCGCTCCTATTAATAATAGATGCTTTTTTAAATTTGATTCATGGTGAAGCAAGTGAAAGTTGTGTTTCTTCTTTTGATTTTAAACATTTGAAGAAAATCTGTACTCCAATTGCAACTTTAGCGAATTATCATCCGTTCTTTAAAATATTTAAACGCAAGGGAAAACAAAATGTCCGTTTTACAGGTGGAGGAATGGAAATTGATACTTTATCTGGTCATGTTATGTATGGAAAGAATGAAAAGGTTGAAGGTAATGACCCAGGAACTGATTTTCATGGTCTTCATGCTAAGTGGTGGGCAATAGAAGAAGCTAGTTATCTTTCTAGAGAAGGAACTGAAAAAAGAATTGATTCAGTTCATAGTGAAGGTTGTATTGAAAGGGTTTCTGGAATTCCTGACATTAGAATAGATTCTCCTTTAGGAGAAATTATGGCGAATTCTAAAAACAAACCTTATATTTGTAATCTTCCGCAATTTGTGAGACAAGATTTTGACGAAGAAACTAAAGCGGAAATGATTGAAAAATATAATGGAGAATTTTCATATGGATTTAAATTGAACGTCTTAGGTGAAGTGATTGAAGGTGCTCAAGGTTTTTGGGATATGGAACGATTAAGAAGAATGACTCGTTATGGAAAAACAGGAACTAAAGTTAAATTTTTTGAAATAGATAAAAAGAAATATCATAGATTAGATGAGGTTTTAGTTATTGATAGAGTACCTTGCCAATCTTGTTACATTAGCTCAGATATAGGCACAACTGGTTCTCCTTCTGAAATAATTATTGTTTTCTTTGATGGTGAAAAATATAAATATCATTATAATATTGCTCTTTATAAATTAACGACTCATGAACAAGCTAATGTATTCAAATGGATTTATGATAGATTAGGTGGAGCTTTTATAGCTCTTGATGCCACAAATTCAGATGGTAGGTCTATCTTAGATGAATTAAACAGAATGGGAGTCCCACAAGATGATTTGACTTCTGTTAGATTTAATAAAAATATTGAAGTAGATTTTTTGAAAGATAAAAAAACAGGCCAAGTCTTAAAGGATAAACAAGGTAAACCTTTAATGAAGGAAGAAAACACTTTAGATTGGGCTATGGTGCGGATGGAAAAATTATTTTATGAAGGTTTAATTGAAATACCGCAACAAGAAAAATTTATTGCAAATTTTAGTAATTTTATAATGAAACAGACTGGTATGAGAAGGTCTTATGGAAGTTTAACTGGTGACGACCATCTTCACCAATCGTGGCAAGTATTTTCAATATGCCAATTTCAAAATGAATTTAGACAACAAGTAGCAAAGCCAAGACGTAAGAGATGTTTAGGAACTTTTAAAACTAAGGGAGATTAAAAATGAGTGTACACTCAGATTATATTTGGAAAGAAAGAATAAACGCTATATTAAGTGGAAGAAAAGATATTCATGTAGCTACTGATTTTCATTCTCAAGTTGACCAAATTAATTCTGTAGCTAAGAATGATGTTTCAGCCTTATTAGTTACTATGATTAATTTTATGGTTGAAAGTGCTACTGTTGATTATAGATTTGAGACTGGTAATACTAATTTTAATGAAATCTTAGTTAATTGGAAAAAATCTCTTAATAAAAATATTAACCCTGATATTCCAAGAGGCTTACGTTCTGTTTCACAACAATATTTTAAAGAAAGATATAATTCTTCTTTAATAGTTCTGAATATTCAATGGGGTTATGTTGATGATTATAAAGTTCCGATTAATATGTGGTTTACTGATGGTGGTCAAGTTATTGTTGATGGTGATGAAAGTAAATTTGGTGGATATAAATATTTAGTAGGAAGAAATAAACCAAAGCCTATTTTAACGAATAAAACTAAAACTTTTATTGTTAGAAAGCCTTTTGAACAACTTTATACTAAATATCCAACACCTTATTTAGTGAAAAGAGGAGCTCTTTACCATGCTTTAGTTAAAAAAGCGATTTTAGGAAAACAAGCAGATTTAATAAATTCCATTGTGCCACATATTTTATTAGCTAAAGTAGGTAGTGACCAATTATCACAATCAGGTGAAGCTCCTACGGAATCTGAATTAATTGACCTTAAAGATGAAGTTAGAAAAATGACTCAACAATATGACCAGAATGAAATTTCTGGAAAAAATATTGGAGCGTTTCCTCATGATGTATCTTTAGAAAATTTAATTCCTGATTTAACTAAATTTTTAAATTCTACTGTGCTTAATCCTTCAGATAAAAATATTTTAGCTTCATTAGGTTTAATAGAGTTAGAAGGGTTTTCGAAGAGTCGTCAAGAAACAATTTTAAATCCTAAAGTTATGGTTGAAGAGGTTGTTGATGCTGTATTAGATTGGCGAGAAATGCTTAATGAAATTAGTTTAGAGATAGTTGAAAGAAATAAAAAACGACATCCTAAAATTGACAAGGATATTAAAGTGATTCCTGGGGTTATTAAATCTTTCTTAACTAATGATGATAAAGTTCTTATTCGGTCTGCTTTTGATAGAGGTACAATAGGGCATCAAGATTTTACTGAAATTCTTCCTTTTGATTTTGAAACTACATTACAAAGAAGAATTCAAGAAAGAGATTTAGGAATTGACGATATTTTATACCCTCACATTATTATGAATCAAGAAGCTGTGGCTGATGATAAAACGCCAGAAGAGATTAAAGAAGAAAGTCCAGAGAAAAAAAAGACAGAGAAAGATATAGAAGCTTCTACTAGCGAGATTGAGGATTTTACGAAGTTTGGAAGAGTAAAGGAATATGTAGAAGCTCCTTATGATAATATTGACCAACTTCCTGAGAATATAAAAAATGTTTTACCTATTGGGGCTCAGATAATTTGGTTAAATGCGTTTAATTCTGCATTGGAAGATGGTAAAAGTGAAGATTCTGCACGAAAAATAGCTTGGTCTGCTGTAAAAGAGAAATATCGTAAACCAAAAGGTAAAGAGAAAAAGTGGCAGAAAAAGTAAGTTAATGAAAATCGTGGGCTAACGCCCTTTAAAAAGGATATAAATAATGGCAAATTTTTTAATACCTTATACAACATCAGTAAAACTATTATGAAACGAAATCAAAAAGGGCAATTTATTAAAGGTCACAGACCATATAATAAAGGAACAGCAAAGAATGTCTATTGTATTAATTGTGGAAAACAATTAAAAAATCATAAGGCTATCAGATGTCAAGCATGTGCTACAAAATTTAGATGGAAATATAAAGAGTATAAAGAAAAAGTAAGTAAAAAAATTAGTTCTGGAAAAAAAGGTATTAAATTTACTGAAGAACATAAAAGAAATATTTCTAAATCTAAACTCGGACATATTCCTTATAATAAAGGAAAACATATTCAAACTAATACTGGAAGAACACATTTTAAAAAAGGTTCTAAAATTAATTTAGGTCGAAAAAGACCAGATATGTTAGGTAAAAATAATCATAATTATGGAAAAGTTTTTAAACCATTTTGGGGTAAATATCAAAATATTAATATGCGGTCTGGTTGGGAAATTGGATATGCAAAATATTTAAATAAAAATAATATTAAGTGGGAATATGAACCAAAAACCTTTGACTTAGGAAATACAACATATACTCCAGATTTTTATTTACCTGAATCTAATGGTTATATTGAGATAAAAGGTTATTTAACTGAAGAAGCCAAACAAAAAATAGAGAAATTTTTAGATATATATAAACAAATAAATTTTAAACTTTTAAAATCAAAAGAATTGAAAAAAATTGGGGTAATTACATAATGGCGAACTTTATCATAGACTATAATAATTCTAGCGAATATCAATTTGATTCTGATAAGATTGAAGTAGATTCTGGGTTAGCTAAATTAAAAGATTTAGTATCCGCAGAAGAAACCTTTTATGCTAATTATAATACCAATATAAATGGGAATCGAGGTAATGGTGTTTTAACTGGAACTGCTTATGGTGGAGCTTCTGTTAGTGGTGGTAAGTTAGATTTAGCCCACAGTGATGAACGATATGTTGATTATTCTGCAGTAGGAAATGCAGACAGTCAACAAGTGGGTTGTGTTAGATTTAAGGTGGCTATGAATTATTCTGGTGCGCCTGGAAGAGATAGATGGTTATTTTGTATAGCAAAATCAAATAATGATATAAAAAATGTAATACAGTTAAGACATTCAAAATCTGGAGCCTATTTAAGATTACATATGTATGATAAAGATGGTGTACAAATAGTAGAGCATCTTTGTGGCCAATTTCTACCAGTCGCAGGAACGGAATATGAAATTGAAGTTAATTGGGATTTAACAACTGGTGCAACAAGATTATTTGTAAATGGTATTCAAAATGGTTCAACATACTCTGGTACAGCTTTAAGAGATTCTAATATAGGGCTTTTAAGAATAGGAAGTGATTATGATGCAGGAGGTATAGATTCAAATTTTACAATAGATGATTTTCAAGTTTTTTCAGATGTTCAACATACAACAAATTATACACCTGAATCTCCATCTGAAATTAAATATGCAGATGATTCTCCGACTATTTATAAAACTTTGGGTGATGGAATTGCTAATATTGCAGAATGGCCAACTTTTACTGAAACTTTAGGAGCAGGGAATGAAGGTTCTGTTAAATATCAAATTTCTGAAGATGGTTCTAATTGGTATTATTGGAACGGAAGTTCTTGGATTTCGGCAGGAGTTTCAGATTATAATACTTATTCTGAAATTAATGTTAATATAGATGAATTTTCAACTTCAGCTAATAAAATTTATGTTAAAGCTTTTTTAATTTCTGATGGAAGCCAAAAAATTGAATTGGATTTAAATGAAGTTGGTTATATTATAAATACAGCACCAATTCTTTATGCAGGAACCGATAAAACTGCAATTTATAATACAAGTATGATTCCTTTTTCAGATTGTACCTTTTCTGATGCTGAAGGAAATATAGTAAAAGCAGAATGGAAAGTTGAGGGTGGAATTTATGTAGAAATTCCACAAGGAGCATATGGTACTTTATTAGAAGCAGTCCAAGCTTTTTCAAATGCCTTTACTCATAGTGGAAATAAAAATGTATATCTTAAAATTACAGATTTTTATGACGAAGTTTCAGAAGATTATTTAGTAGTTAATGTAGACAGAGTTACTGTAACTGTTAATATTGAAGATTCTGATAGTTATGATTTAAGTAATGTAACATTTACACCTGGCGATGGCCAATCTAGTACAGTGCAAAATAGTCCATTTTCTTTTACATATAAAATTGGTTCTTGGAGTTCAACTTGCGCTAAGACAGGTTATTTAGATAAATCACAATCTGTTACAATTACTATAGCAACTACTTCTATTGATATTACTATGATAGAAAAAACACCTATTTCAAGTATGAATATTTCTTTAGATTGGCCTTTACAAATAGCAATAGGAGATTCAATTAATATTCCTTGTCAAGTTAATGGAGATTTAACTGGATATGGGATTAGATGTGAAATATATGATAAAGCTGGTACTGAATTAAAATTAGCTAACACTACAGCAGGTGGTTCAGATTCTGAAATTTCTGATACACTTTTAACTAATGGAAAATTTTTAATTCAATTAGCAGAAGGTCAAACTGATGATTTTGGTAGAGTTTTAGAACAGGAATATTCACAAATAATAAAGGCTTGGATAGAGATAGAATTAGAAGATACTGATAGTGATAAATATACTATTTATAAAAAATCCTTCAATTTAATTCAACAAGGATTAGATTGGGATACAATTTAAAATAAATTTAAAGAGGAATTAAATAATGAGAGAAATTTTAAAGGCAAGAATTACACAAACTTCAAATTCAGAAGAATTAATTAATCTAGCAAAATCAAGAGGGATAATTTTACCTTCTGATTATTTAGGAGCGTTTAAAACAGTTTATGCAAGGTTAGAGGATTCTAATAAAAATGGGGTCAGACTTGCTACTGATGCTGTAGAAAAAGCTTTACAAACATTGATAGGTGCTCAAGTGAATATTAATCATTGGCGGCAAAACTGGACAGTCGGTAGCATTTTTTGGGCTAAGATTAATAAAAATGATGAGATCGAAGTAGCGTTTACATTTTTCAAAGATGTATACCCTGATGAATATGAATTAGCTATGGAATTATTTGCCAAAGGAGAATTAACAGTCTCCTTTGAGTTAACAGCCGACCAAGAAGCACAAGAATTTCATGCAGATGGTACTCGCACTCTACATGATGTTCATTTTGTTGGCTGTGGTCTTTTGCTAAATGAAACACCTGCAGAGCCCACTGCAATAGTGTTTGAATCTGCTAAAAGACAGATTAAGGAACTTGTTACCCTTTCAACTGGAGATTTAGTGTTTGCAAAATCGGAGAATATTAATTTTGATGCTCTTAAAGAAGTTATTAGAGCGACACTTAGACCAGATGATATAAAACAAGACGAACAAAGTCAGATTAACCCTGAAATTGAAGGAGGAAGTAAGCTCATGGAGGAAACTAAAAAGAAGGAAACTTTAGAGGAAGCTACTGAAGAAGTAAAGGCTCAATCTGAAGAATCTTCTGAAGTTGAATCTAAAGAGACATCTGATGAACAAGCACAATCTTATACCTGTGAATGTCTGGAATGTGGTAAAAAAGTTGAATCATCTGAACATTGTAAGGACATTAAATGCCCTGAATGTGGAGGAGAGATGAGACGAGAAGATAGACCAGGTGAAGGTGCAAATGTCGATGAAAAAGCTGAAGCAGAATCTGTAAAGAAAGACGCTGAAGAAAAAGTCGAGGAAGAACCAAAGGAAGAATCAACTGAAGCCAAAGAAGAGAAATCTGAAGAGGTTACAGAAGAGAAGCCAGAGGTTGAAGAGAAAGCTGAAGATGTTTCTGAAGAAAAAGCAGAAACAGAGTCTGACGAAGCTAAAGTAGAATACAAAAGAGAAGTAAATCAAGTTGTCAAAGAGACTTATGATGAAAATGAAACTAAAGTTGAAGCTGACAGTGAGATTACGGAAACTGTTGTTGTTGATGGTAAACCTGCAGGTAAAACTGTAGAAAAAACTAAGACAGAAGTTGTATATACTCAAGCTGAAGTGGAAGCAATGCGGAGTGATTATGAAACTAAAATTGCTGACCTCGAAGAGGCTCTGAAAGAAAAAGATTCTGAAATAGAATCTGCTAAAGAAACTGCTATTAAAGTTACTGAACTGAAAGCAGAACTTGGAGATTATGTTGCGGATTTTAAGGAAGAAGATTTTCTCAATGAAGATAAAGTTGAGATTGCTAGACTTCGGAAGGAAAACGATGTTTTGAAGACTAAAGATTCTAAAGAAGAAAAAGTTGAAGAAGCTCAAGTGGAAAAAGAAGAAGTAGAAGCAAGTCTTGAAGAGAAAGTAGATTTGGATAATGGTCATGAAGAAATTGAGGCCAAAGATGAATCTACATCTTTAAGTGATGTAATAAAAAATAGAATGAAAGAAACTAAAGAAGTATAACTATTAATATAAATTCCAAGGAGGAATTAAATAATGAAGAAGATTGAATTGGCTAAAGCCGAAGTAAAGAAAATTGGAATGGCTGAAAATCGTGACGAGCTCATTGCAAGAACTTTGGGTGATGTTTATGATTATGAACTTCCTATTCCTGAAGTAGTGGAATCTGTTTTTAGAACTGAAAGAGCAGATGTTGGAGAGCACGTTTATTATATGTCTCCTGAAGATGTTACTAAAGGTGTTTATAAGTTAACAAGTAACTGTACAGTTACTCAGGAAAAGGTTACTCCGTCTACAAGAACTGAAGTTTCTTGGACTGATCTTATTTCTAAAGAGTTTTACGCATGTATCCCTGATTTATTGAAGGGTGATCATGATGTTTTGACTTTCATGGCTAAGGCGATTGAAGAAGCTATGAATAGAGAAGAAATCTACGGTGTTTTACAGTTGATTGATGCTGGTGCAGTTGCTCAAAGTAATGTATTCACACTTGATACTGGTAAAACTAAGTTTGATTATCCTAAATTAGTTGAAATGGTTCGCTCAGTTGCTAAATACGGTAAAGAACTTGTTCTTATTACTGGTGCTAATGTAACAACTGACATCGTTCTTATGAACTACGATGCAGACAAGAATCAGGCTATTAGTTTGAAGAGTGCTGGAATTTCTAAGCATCTTCCTATTGAGTCGCTTGATGTAGAAATTGGTGGAGTTTCTAAAGATGTTATTTCTGACGATGTGGCTTATCTCGTTGCTGTTTCTGACAGTGCACAGAATAAACCTGGCGTTTTCGTTAGACGTAAATTAGAAGGTATTGAAGCTCCTGATACTGAAATAGTTAATAAAGAGCGTGCAGTTATTTCTACTGGAAATATAATGAACGCTGGCGCAGTTAGAAAATTCTCAAGAGGTAAAGCTGGTTTTGAGGAATATTCTTCTACGTTAGTTAATGTGAAATGTGTAGCTAAGTTTACTCGTAGCTAAAAAGTAGTATATAGATGTGAGGGGATTAAATTCCCCTCACCCAAATTAAACAAAGGAATAAGATGATTAGAACTATAAAACCTAAAGATAAAATTGATTTTATAGATTACTGTTTTAAAAAGGGTTATGAAACAGATTTAAAAAAATTAAATAAACTTTTTAATGATACTCAAAAACGAAATACTAAATGTATGATCTCAGAAAATAAAGGATTTCAAGGTTTATTACTTGTTAAAAAAGAAAATGATAGAAATTATATTCATCTTATTATTGATAATAATAATATTGCACTACAATTAATGAAACAACATATTTGGGGTTGTAAAACAGATTTATATATTAAATTTCCTAAATGGAGTGATTTAGTTAAGCAATTAACTAGATTAGGATTTAGAATTACTTCGAAGCGAGGAGATGCAACTGTAGATTTATTTCGTAAATTTGATAAAAAATTTTATTTTCCGACAAAAAGGATAAAAAACTATGAGTAATACAACAAATATAATTACAAGCGTAAGAGGTTTAATTAAAGATACTTTAAATCCAGATGGAAGAAAAGTTTATGTTTATAGTACAGATGATAAATTTTTACTTCCTGAATCTTTTGTATCTTCGACAACCATTCAAGTTTATTTAAATGGTAGTTTAATGGATACCCAAGATTGGAGTTATAGTTCTACTACAAATAAAGTAACTATTAACCCAATTACTACTGGAGTAACTTTAACGAATGGTGATATAATTGAAATTAAATTTAGTTATTATGCTAATTATTCTGATTCAGAATTAATTAGTTATATAGAGAGTACATTGTTATATTTTACTCAGAAAAGATATAAAAAATTATTTTATATGGATTCTAGTGATGTGATTAAAACTTATAATGGTATTAATCCAACTAAAGAAGAAGAATATATTATAGCTTTAATTTCAGCTATTAATATTGACCCTCAAAATATTCAAATTAGAACTAAAGAATGTACGATCTCTGCAGTTGAAAGTGCAAGTAAATCTGAACAGATAGATAAAGTTTTTAGTAACTGGTTAAGAAATACTGGTGTTATTGAATTTATAGAGGATGAAGATTATGGATTGTAATTCTTGTAAAAAATTAATTAAAGAACTTGGAACTTATGTTGATGTATTTCTAAGAGATTCTACAACTAAAGGTGCAAATTATAATCCTAAATATGAAGCTGGTTCTACAGAAACTTATCAAAATCCTATTTCTATAAAAGCTTATGTTAGAGATAAAAGTGCTAATAGTTTGATAATTAACCAATTGGGCTTGGTAGCTGTTGGAGCTAAATCTGTGTTAATAAATGCGAGTGATGAATCTTATTTCCTAAATGCTGGAAAGATTCAAATTGATGGAGAAAATTATGAAGTTTATAATAATGCTACAGGAAAGAAATGTCAAATTTATGGTTATGGTTTAGGCTATAGGATAATTATTTTGTTTAAAAGTGGGAATTAAGAATGGGGAATTTTCTTACTGTTAAAATTACTAGAAATAAAAAGAATAAATATTATACACAACAAATTCAAAATTTATCAACTAAACATACTTTTGTATTATCTAAAGAAACTGAAAGAATAATTAAAGAAAAAATAAGAGAATCTATAAAAAGGCCAGGTTCTACTGGAACTTTGGCTGAAGCTTTTGAAACTTATACAACTTTAAATGGGCATGGAGTTGGAAAAATAAGTTATTTGAATAAAGTAGTTCCTTATTGGCGACATCAAGATGCAGGTTCTGAAGCTATTGGAGCTAATTGGCGACACAGGGTTCCTAGTGGCCAATTCAGTCCTGGAGAACCAAAACCCGATTCAAGTTCTTTTCAGGCAGGGAGATGGAGTGAAGGTGGAAAATATGGTTTTATTCCCACTCAACCAATTCCAGCTAAGAATTATATTATTCGTACTTTAGCAGAAATTTTACCTAATATACAAAATATACTAAGGACTATAAAATGAGTTTAGATTGGGGTACAATAACTAATATAGAAAGTTCTATACAAGATTTTTTAACAGCGCAAGCGAGTAGTGATGCTGTTAATGTATCTGTAAGAGTAGGAGAAAAGTTTGATAATGAATGGACTTTACCTACTATACAGATTTATGTTGATTCGAAACTATTACCTAGATTAGAAATAGGTTCGAATAAACGACAAATAACGTATACTGTTATTATGGAAGTTAGAGCTACAAATGCTTTTGAAAGGGCAAATTTAGCAGATTGGGCAGAAACTTCAATTAATAATGGTTTCACATATTATTCCTATTCTGCTAATCTAAGTGACCCAGATAACCCACAGCGAGTGAGTGAGGGGCATGCTGACTTAGATTTTATTTCTAGCGGAAAAGTGAATTTGGGTGATAATGTAAGTGAATACGATAAATGGAGATATAGAATCTCCTTTAGAACTTGGATACCTACATAAGGAGTATAACAACAATGGATTATGGTTTAATTAGAGCAATTATCAGTATATTATCTTTTGTAGTTATGATAAGTATGGCAATAGCTGGCTGGATAGCTTTTAAGAAAATTACATCTAATCATTTGCTTCATCTTGATGAGGATATAAAAGAATTAAAAGCTGAGGTTAAAATTAATGTTGGTAATATTGCCAAAATACAGACTGATGTTGCTATAATTGCAACAAAATTAGATAGTAAAAAATAAGGAATTAATATAGGAGGAACAAGATATGGCAGAACAAGCAATTAGACATGCTTCCGCAGTAAAGCCGATAACTATTCCTGTTAAGGCAGATGTAACACCTGATAATGTGGATAGAGTTCAGTCTTTTAGCGGAGGAGTTAGTCAGCCAAGCGAAAAAGTATATGAACTTGGTCGTTTGGATAAAGTTTGTACTGATAAAGGAATTCTTGAACAATCTACTTCTATAACTCAGTTGGAATATGGTAAGATAGATGTATTTCTACAGTTAGCAGGATTATCTGCAGAACCTTCTGGTGGACTTGAACTTAGTGATTTTAATTCATCTCTAACGGACATCTATATGCCAGGTAAAACTGAATATGGTGGAACAGTTGAACAAACACTGTGGCTTCAGAAGATGAGTGTTGATTCTATAGGATTAGACATTTCTGATGCAGAGGCTAAAATTGAAAGGTCTTTTGAATTAAGTGGAGATAAATTTAAAATCTTGAAAGATGCGAACAAATATCTTATTTTTCAAGAGGATGATGCTCCTACAGGTACATCAGGAAGTTATGATATTACTTTAAATGATCCAGTACCTGTTGAAGACCCAAATAACGCTGGTGTTTATATTCTTCAATTGTATAGAATTCGTTCAGGAGTTGCAACTCAGTTGGAAATAACTACTGATTATACATATACAAATGGAACTAATATTCTTAATATTATTGCTGGTTTGGCTGGCGATAATTATAGAATTTGGTATTCTGCTGGCTCTTATGGGAGTGCAGGAGACCCATTTGTATTAAATGATGCAGATGATTGTTTTTTGAAAGCTGAAAATGTAACGGTTTTAATTAATGATGGAACTCATGCAGACCTTGAGTTAGATTTGCTGACTTCTCTTTCTATTTCAGCTACATTAAATAGAATTGATGAAGCAGTTATTGGTAGTGATGAAAAGGTTTTAAGAGATGTAGAGACTACTGATGTTACAGTTAGTTTAGGTGGGCGTATTAAAGGTTCTTCTATCGAGGAAGCTTTAATGGCTCAAGCTGGACAATCTCATGGTATTTTAGACCCTGATTTGTTTAGTGAAGTTTCTGTAACAGTTAAGATTTATGAAGATTCTACAAAATCTTCTTTCTTAATTGGTTATAAAATGACTGGTTTAGATTTTAGTGATGAGTCGAGAGACTTTGATGCTAATGCTTTTGGTACTAAACCAATAAATTTATCTGGAACTAACCTTCTTATAACTGAATCTGAAGGAAATCTTTAATATATAAGTTAAGGGAGAGAAGGTAAAACTTCTCTCCCAAATGTAAGGGAGTTATGTATGATTTATAATATAAGCGAGGAGTTTATTAAGTCTATTTGTAAAGCTCAGAAATATACTTTAATTGGTAAATTAATGAAGCGTTATGAAGTATTATTTGACCAAAAAGATTTATCATCCTCAACTAGAAAAAATTTATTACGCCAACTAATTAAAGAATTAGTTCATGAAAATTTTCGTGATTTAGAAAATCAAATTATTTGTTATTCTAAAGGTTTACAATATTATAAAGTAACTTTACAATCCCCTATTGATTCTCAAAAGAATTAAGATAGGGGTTTTATATGTATGGGAGGATTGTATGGAAACAGAACAAAAAATAAAAAATTTACAGGAATTGGTTGACGAATTAAATATTGATCTTTTAGATGATTCTATTGTTAAGTCGAATATGTTGCCATTTTTATATAAGGAAGAATTATATAGGGTAAAAATGCCAACCCAGTTAGATTTGACTTTAGCCAAAGAACTTGAAGATAAATTAAAAATTAAACTTTTAAAAGCTAATGATACTATTACAAGAAAAGCTTTAGTTAAAGTATTAAAAGAAAAACAGGATATTGATATTGATGCTTTAGAGGTTCAAAAACTTCGATATGCTGATAAATTAAAAGATTTATATATGTCATTAGCCACATCGAATGATAAAGAAAAGAATAGAATTAATAAATTAAAAGATTTAATAGATAAAACAAAGGCACAACATTTACAAGTTTCAGTAGAAATTAGCGATTATCTATCTCCTAGTATTGAAAATCAAGTTGAAGTAGCTTATATTAAATATTTAACTACTGTATGTACTGAAAAACATATTAAAGATGATGAATGGAAATTAATTTGGCCATCACAAGAAGATTTTGAGAAAGATAGAAGTTCTTTACCAAATATGGCTAATCTTTGTTTTTCAAGGTTATTTTTAACTTTAAGGAGTTAAAATGACTGATGAACAAGAAATTAGAAAATTAGCTCGGAGCGATTATTGGCAAAATTTATATAAATCTTTTAAAGATGGTTCTGGAATTTATTTATTTGAAAATAATATTAATTTTAGTGGATTACAGGCTTTATTTTTATATTGGTTAAATATTTATGATTTATTATTTAATGAACTTAGGGATAAAGAATGGATATATTTGAGTGCAGAAGTAATTAAAGATGATACTCGGACTGATGCTTTTCTTTATTATAGAGGAAAAGAATTAGAAAAAATTATTAGAAAAAATAAATTAGAAGAAGAAAAAGGAAGAATAAAATCCAAAGGAAATCACAAAGGAGATGTTACTCCATTTTCCATTGAGATGATTCGAGGCGAATAAATTATGGAAGATTATGTAATTCATTATGGAGCGGATACTTCTGATGCTGTTAGACAAATCCGTAAATTAGATGCTATTAATGCAACAATGGCTAAATCTTTGGGAAAAAATTTTCAAAGAGCTACAGATGTTATTAAAACTAGCCTTTCCCAAATTTCTCAAACTAAAGGAGTTAAAAAAGTTGGGAAAGATTTTAAAACAGTTACTACAGAAGTATTTCAAGCTGGAACGGTAATTAAAACTACTAATGGCAAATATAAAAATTTTATAGAAACTTTAACAGTTGTAGATGGTAAATTAAAGAAAACTAAAGGCTCTTTAAAAGATGTAACTAAACAATATACTCAAACAGTACAAAAAACCCAAAAAGCTTCTAAACATACCAAAACTTTTGGTGAAAATTTAGCTTTTTTAGGAAAGCGAGCTCTTTTAGTTATACCTGTATGGTTGCTATTAAGAGGAGCTATGACTGCAGTTATTAGTTTATTTAAAAATGGTGTAAAAGATATTATTGAATTTGATAAAATTTTACAAAAAGCTAAACAAAATTTGCAAGGCACTGGGGCAGAAATAGAAAGGAATTTTAAAAGATTAAAAACTTTAGTTACCAAATTATCTTTGGAAACTGGAAAAGGTGTAGAAGATATTACTAGTGCATTTCAGAGATTTGCAACTGTTGGTTTAGGTTTTGAAGAAGCTTGGGCAGGAGCCGAAGCATCTACTAAAGCTTCTATAGTTTTATTTGGGGATTCTGAAAAAATTGCCAACTCTTTAGCTCGTACATATAAAGTATTAGGTAAGACTATGGATTCAAATTTAACTCCTAATGAAAAAATGTTAAAAATAGTTGCACAATTACAACAACAATGGAAGGTCAATGCTTTTACGATTAATGAAATGGCTGGAGCTTTGGAGAGATTTGCTCCTGTAGCGAATACTGCTGGATTTTCTATGGAACAAACTATTTCTTTACTTTCAAGTTTACAATCTGCAGGGATTAGAAGTACAAGAGCAGGGCGTTTATTAAGTACAGCAATCATTAAAATGACACAAAATTTAGATAAATTAGCACCTGTATTAGGTATTAAAGTTAATCCAGCTATGGATGATACATTTACAGTTTTTAGACGTGTGTTATTAGCTATTAAAGATTTAAATAAACAGAGTAAATTAGCTCCAGAAGCTACTGAAGCTATTGCAGACATTTTCGGTGGAGTTCGAGGTGGACAAACTGTTAGAGCTTTGATTGCATTGCATGATACTTTGGAGAATAATTTAAAATTAACTGGAGATATAAAATTATTTAATAAAGCTTTAGCAGAAGTTACAGATTCTATTAGTCGCCAAGCTGAAAGATTTAATAATTTAAAGAAAGAAGCTGGAAAGGCTTTATTAGTCGGAATAACAGGAGCGGATGATTTTAAGGATTCTCTAAAAGCTGTTAATACCGCTATGAGTGTTTTAGTTGATACAGGCTCAGTTGTTGGGGAAACTATTGGAAAACTATTCGCTTTTAATATAGCTTCTCCATATGGTTCAATTTTAGTGGATTTAAAGAAAATTAGGGATTATGCTACTGAGATTCATTTTGATATAAGTCAAGCTTTCGCTGATAAATTAAATGCTGATGAATTGATTAACTTATTAGCTAGAATAAGAATATCTATGGAAGAGGGAACTTTTCAAATAGATAAAAGAACAATAGATATATTAAAAAATAAATTAAAAGATTTAAAATCAGGAGTAAAAAAAGAGTTAGAAAAAGGTAAAGATATTGAAGTTGAGGTTCCAGTTACTTTATCTGTTAGACAACAAGAAGAAATTGGAGAACAGATTTTAAAGTTGGAACTGGATAGAATAAAAGCTACAGGAGCTTTAGAATCTCAATTATTATTAGCTGAAAAAACTTTGGCTAAACAATTGGGATTATCCAGAACCAATTTGGATTTAGTTAAAAAAGAACTGGAATACCAATACGCTTTAACACAAGAAAAGAAAAATCAAACTAAATTACAATCTGATACTATTAAACTTTTTAAAATAGCTCAGACACATGGAACAGAAACTGCAAAAAGAATTGGAGATTTATTATCAGGAGATATAGATTTATCAGATTTTGGTCGTCGTTATAAAGATGAATTAGAGGTTGTTAAGAAAGAATTTAAAAGTTTTTTTGAAACGCAACAAGCTTTGCAATTTTTTAAAGGTGAAAGAGTTACGCAAGATCCAACCTTGCGTGGTGGGACAAGAATTATAATTCCAGATGAGGCTATCAGAGCTGTTAGACCAAGAACTTATGATCCAACTGTAGCCTTAAAACAAATTAAAGCTGAACGTCAATTATTAAGAATGGAATCTCAAGTTGATGTAAATATAGAAGCAAAATTAGACCCTGCAGATTTAAAAGGTTTTGCTGAAAAGATTGGTTTAGAAGTTGCTAATAGTTTAAAAACTAAAGGAACTAAGATTAATGAAGCTTTAAATGAAGGAATTAGTAATTATTAAGGAGATATATTTATGAGTTTCGTACCGAGTTATATAATTTATGCCAATGATGGCGCAACTCCTGTGTATGATATAGAATATGTGCAAGGAGATAATTCTCCACAAGACCCAAAAAATTATATTACACATATAGGTGTTAGAGGTCAAGGGAGTATCATAGCTGAGGGTAGTGATGAATCATGGGATTTAATTATTGATTTTTTATTACATGGCGACGATTATGAAGATTTGATAGCTAAAATAGATACAATGGAAACTACTATTGTAAAAAATACAGAATATTATTTAAAAATTGGAAGAACTTCAAGTACAACTAAAGATTATAAAGTTAAACGATTGGTTCCAATTCAATGGTCAGCTAGTCGCAGAGTGTTTACACAAAGAGGGCAATTAATTTTAAAAGTTGATTCTTGGGCATAACTAGGAGGATGTTAAATGGCTAATTTAATTGTGGCTGTTAATAATAGTACAACGGATGGGGAATATGGGGCTACTGGAACTGTCTGGACAGATATAGCTACTGGAGATGGTAATGATTATTTAGTTTTTACCAAAGGTGATAATGTAGTCAAAGATGGAGAGCCTATTCCTTCACAATCTGAATTAATTCAAGCTGGAATGATTTTAAATGGGTCTCAACAAGTTGTTTCTAAATATCTTTTGGCTGATATTTCTGCAAATGAATTAAAAGAGATTGATAATATGGGAAATCAGAATAAGAGATATGTTATGGCGTTTTCTTTTGATGATGCTACAGCGTCTGAACCTGTCCTTGAATTATGGGATGATACTGATTTAGATTCTGTTGATGTCATAACTCTTGGAGCAGGAACTCCTTCGAGTTCTTGGTGGAGAGGAATCACTACTACAGATGCTTTACCTGGTGCAGATTGGGCTTTAACTGGTAGTTTTAAGAGATTAGCTGGTGCATCAGATGGATATTTTTTGTGGTTAAATAATGAAAATGGTGCATTAACTGGAGCAGATGTATTATATTGCAATTTAGCTATTGTAATCCCTGCTTCCTCAACTGTTGGCGGTTCAGCTACACCAGTATGGGCTGTGAAATATAATTCTAATTAAGAATAAAGGACTTATGAATAATGACAATCATTCGTAGAATTGATTATTCTTCTAATAAAGCCATTGGTGCTATAGTAATAGATTCAACAAAAAAATCTTTATGGATAGCCTATAAAAAAAATTTGTCAAATAAATGTTTATTAAAACGTGTATCTGCATTTAATCCAAATCAACTTTATTATTCAATAGAAATTGAAGTAGATGAAATTAAAAAATTAACGATTTCTGGTGATTATATTTATTGTGCATATGAGGATTCGGCATTAATTGGGGCTAGATATTCTACATCAAATCCATTAACTACATCAACTGATTTTTCTATTCCTTCAGGTATTACAGAAGCTCCAGTAGACGTTTTAGTTTCTAATTCTGATTTATGGTATTTAATACCAGGCACAGCAACTGGTGAAAATGCTAAGTTAATTAAATTTTCAACTACTGGAACTTATGATGAAACTATTGATTTAAGTGAAACTGGTAATATAATAACAAATGCAGTTTCTTTAACAGAAGATACAGGAACTGGAGATTTATATATAGTAACAAATAATTCACCTTCAGAGTTAGTGAGGGTATATCAAACTACAGGTGGAAGTTATGAGTGGGAAGTAACTTCTTTATCTTAAAAGAGAGGATTGGAAAATGAGAAAGGTAAAAGCAGGGACATTAAAATTTGTTGAAAATTGGGTTTTAACTACAGTAGACAAATATACTGGAGAAAAACTTGATGAACGTCAAATCTGTAATACTATAGTTAATGATGGGCTTGAAAGAATGGCAGATTTGCTTATTAATAATGGTAGTCCAGATTATTTTAGAGCTTTAGCTATAGGTACAGGTACAACTGCAGTAACTAATTCAGATACTGCTTTGGAAACAGAATATACTAGAGAAACAGCTACACTTTCGAAAGATTCTGTTTATGTTGCAAAATTTTATAAAAGATTTGAATTTGGGACAGGTGTATCAGAAAATATAACAGAAGCTGGTATTTTTGATAGTATTACAGCTACAGGTTCTACTATGTTAGCTCGTAATGTTTTTTCAGCTTTAGCAGTAGATGCAGATACCGATTTAAAAGTCACAGCAACAATTACGGTTTCTAGGGCATAAATTATTTAAGGAATTTTGTTATATATTTTTGGAAGGAGATAAATTTTGAGCGGAATTGATGGTTATACAAAATTAATGTTACATTGTGATGGAACCGATGGGTCTACGACTTTTACGGACTCTTCTGATTCAATACATACGATGGTAGCTGTTGGAGATGCTCAAATAGATACTGCTCAAAGTGTTTTTGGTGGTGCTTCAGGATTATTTGATGGAAATGATTATATTTATACTGCTGATTCTGATGAATTTTATTTTGATGCTGATTTCACAATTGATTTTAGAGTTAGATGGAATGGTACTCCAGGGTCAACTGGAATTATAGGACAATCAGAAGGTGGAGGTTCTAAGCCAAAATGGGCGATTTATGCTTTTGAGGCAACTCTAGGTATGGGTAGTACATTAGGTATTCATTTATCTACAGGATCGGATATTGTATTTGATACTTGGAGTCCATCAGCCGATACCTGGTATCATGTTGCAGTTGTTAGAGATGGAAATAATTTTTATTTATTTGTTGATGGAACTAAAGTAGGTTCTACAAAAACAAGTTCTGTTTCATTTCCAAATGTAGCTTCTCAATTAAGAGTAGGTAGTGATGGTGAAGGTTGGAAATATTTTAATGGTTGGTTAGATGAATTTCGAATTTCGAAGGGTACAGCTCGTTGGACTTCTAATTTTACCCCACCTACAGAAGCTTATAGTGTAACTTTGACTCATGATTGGAATGATACAGCTAATTTAGATGATGATTGGACAATTCAAACAGACCCAATATCTATTGCATGGAATGATACAGCTAATTTAGATGATGATTGGCTTTTGCAAGCCTCTCCACAACAAATTTCTTTTGGAGAAAATGTTAATTTAAATGATGATTGGGTAGTTTCGACGATAGATATTATTAATAGTGCTAGTAAAATTTTATATCATAATCCTCTTATAACTGTAACCAATGAATCTCCTGCAAAATTTTTTACTATAGATATTTCTAATCCTTCTTCTCCCACTTGGACTGGTTATACTTTAATTGGGGCGAGTTATGCTAAAGATGTTGTTTATAATTCAATTACAGAATATTATTATGTAGCTTGCGCTGATGGAATTGTGGTAAAAGTTGAAGAAGCCAATCCTAATAATCAAACAATAATTAATTTATCAGATACTGATGATTTAGAAACAATTGATGTTTTAAATACTTTTGCCTTAACTTTTACGGGTACAGATAATATTGTTGGAGAGTTATATCAAATAGATGAACGAGAATCTAAAATTATTAATAATAGATTTGATTATTTACAAGAAATTCAAACTATTATGAATAATGAATTTAATTATTTAGATTCAGGAAGTCCAATTATTAATAATAATTTTCAATATCTTCAAACTAATGCAACAATTATAAATAATGATTTTAAATATTTAACGTCTGAATTTTCTCAATTAACCCCACTTGCCCAAGAAGATTTTCATATTTATATTGATAGTATAGAACTTGGAAATACAGATTTAGATTTAACTTCTATTAGTATTAGACATATTGTAGATGCTCAAAGTGAAGCCAAATTTAAGTTAAATAGAAGACATGATGATATTAATAAAACTCTTTCTGGTTCAACTGTAACTATTAACAATCAAAATGCAGTTAAAATTATTATTAATGGTGTTACAGAATTTGAAGGAACAGTTTCAAATTTAAATTGTATAGGAGATAAAGATAAAGAGTCTATTATAGTAACAGCTTTAATGAATCAACCTCAAGAACAATATAATACGGTGAACCTTCCTTTAGCTTCGTTAGATGAAGCTTTTAATTTATATCAAATTAAAATTGATAAATTAAATATATATAACCCTTATATTGATCCAACTAATGAAATTGACCCTCCTTTATATAAAGGTGTGCGTGTTGATTTAGGAACAAAAATTATTCAGACTATTAGTAGATGGAAAACTTTTGGAGATGTCTCGGCTCTTGCAGAGGCTGTAAAAGATGGTACATTTAAACCTAGACAAAATTGGACTTATTTTTGGTTAACATCCGCTAAAAATTTTATTACTGGAGTATATTGGGGGAATATGCGCTATTTAGGAACTAGTCCTTCAAGTTTAACTACGGATACATGGAATATTACTGGTTTAAGTTATAAATATCAAAGACAATTTGAGGATAAAGAAACCGAATTAGGGTCTTATACGGTGGGTAGTGCTCCGTTTATAGATGTTAGTGTTAGAAATGGAAAACAGATTTCTAAAAGTAAATGGGTAGATGATGATGATGGATTATATCGTAAAAAAGATGTAGGGTATGATTTTGAGGAATATGCTAAAGAGGTAGCTCAATTAGAATATGATAAAATGACAAATATTAATGGGCAAATTTTACCTCTTACAAGAGCGGATATAGATTTAACTATAGACGCTTATATTTATTATAATATTAATTTACTTACTCGGATTAATATTGATAACACTATCCAATCTGGAATTTATCAAAATAATAATGGATTTCCTGTTAGTGTTAAATCTATTTTCATACGTTCTTCAGATTTATCAATAACTCTATCTACAGACAATATAAAATCAACTATTGAATTGGCAGATATTGATGGACAATATCCAGATGAAGAATCTAATGAATATAATTTCCCTGAAGAATCAGTTAAAATTCATAACAAATTTGATATTAGTACACTTTCAAATGTGGAGTAAATCATGAAATTTGATACAACTAAAAATAAAATAAGAAAATTATGGGAACGAGTTGATGATGCTCAAAATGAAACTAATAATTTAAAAAAAATTAATATTCGTCTTAACCCTGTAGCATTATCAAAAAAAATAGTTAAAATAGAATTATTAAATCAATATACAGTGGGTCAAGCTATATAAGGAATAAAATGGTAGATATTAAATATATATCTGATGTAAATTTTGAAATTTTATTTGAAGATTTGCCAGATTGGGCTGTGCCTATGATGCACATTATTCCTATTTTTTATACAGAAGATGCTTATGATTTGGATTCAGAAGATATTACTTTTTCTCATGATTTTAGTTATATGTGGATTAAAGTTGATGATACTAATTACAAATTGCTTATAAGATTATCAGGTCAATTACTACAGTTAGTAGACAGTTCTTATGTTACCCTACCTTTATTTGTTAATTTAGATTGTTATTTTCTGAATGAAAATATTTATCAAGAAATTCAACATGAAAGAGGATAAATATGTCTAAATTCTCAACCAGTAAGAAAAAAATCGAAACAATTTGGAATACATATACTAGTATTGAGAACGAACTCAATTTAAAAGAAAATGAAATTCGCAAATTTTTTACTGAAAGATATAAATTTAAACAACAGAAAAATCTTTATGATAGTGATTGGATTGCAAAAACTCCTACAGCTTCTGCATCTGTCAGAAATGTTACTCCAGCTAAAGCTTTATCAGAAACTGTAGCATTAGACGAGGAGATTGATATAACAATTCCTGATTATATGCTTCCTTTTGTTAATATTAGTTTAATGACTAAAACTATACCAGAAGTTCAAGCTATGGGTCTTTTTGAATATGTTCAAGAAGGTTGGGAAACTGATTATATAGAAGCTTATGGTAATGGGACTAATTTGATTTATAAAGGATTTCCAAGAAGTACATATTATGAATATGACCAGGACGATTTAGATGATGGCAGATTTCAAGAGAATTATACAAAAAAAGTATATAGAGGTACTATAGAATATACTAGCGGTGGAGATGAGTATAAGATTCATGGTACAGTTATTCGTATTGAAATGTATGATAATTTGAATACTGGTTGTGGTAGCCAGAATTATGATTATTTTGATGTATATATTGACCCAGGATATACTGGGTCGAAGAATTATGCTAAGTTTCATGATTTAACGAGTGATTATGCAGATATGACAGGTATTTTATATCATTTTACTTTTAGTACAAATCCCTCACCGCCTCCCTCATGTGAACAGAATTATCCTGTTGTTCAAGAAACTGATAAAAGGTTGAAATGGTACTTTACTGGTTCTAATGTAGATCATTATCGTATAAAATTAATTGATGGAATTAAATATAAAAAGATTGGAGGTTCTTGGGTTTATCAATCTAGCGGAACTTTTAGTATTGATAGTGATACTGTAACTATTACATCTCGAACTTTTACTTTTGTTGGTTATTGGATTTTTTATAGTCCAGACACTTATTATCTTTTTGGAACAGAAGATTCTTCTCCGCCAACATATGAGGGGGTTGATAAAAAGATTGAGTTGGCTAATTTACCTGAAGATCCTAATAGATATTGGAATACTATTACATTTAAAAGAAATCCTGAACCAAGACCAGAAAAAACGGAAGCTACAGTAAGTGCTATTGGTAAAAAGCAAATTTTATTTTTTAAAATATCTAAAAGTACAGAAACTGAAACAAAATATAGATTATTTATTAATGGAACGATTGTTTTATCAGCTTTATCAAGTATTAAAAATCCTCCTCCAGCGCAAAAAACCAGTGGAGATGATAGACAGGTAGTCGAATATTCTGATACTTATTCTAAATCTGGTTCCAGTTATACACCTTCAGAAAGCCATACATTAAAAATTAGAAACTATTGGGGCACAGCTAAAGAAGATATGGAATATCGTATTAAAGTTGATTTAATAAATCCCCTCTATTGGAAAGAGATTCGTAAATATAAATCATGAAATTTGATACAACTAAAAATAAAATAAGAAAATTATGGCGTGATTCAGGAAATGTAGAAGATGCTATTGATTTACAAACTAATACAGATAACCAAATAATTAAAAAATTGGATTATGTAGTTCCTAATCCTCAAATTTTTAATTCTATAAGAAATTTAGATATAGATTGGGATTACATGACTGCCACAGAAAGTAGTGGAATTATCCATATCTTACGCCAATCATGGGAATTAGAATTTAGCCAAATTGATATTCGATTTTTACCTTTTTTTAAAACTAATATTTTATATAGGTTAGGTGATGCAGGAATTAGTGGAGATTTGGATGATTTTTATATTCCTTGGAATGTTTATTATCAAAGTCAAAAATTATGGGATATAAAAGATTTGGAAAATGATCCAAGTTCTGATATAAAAAATGCAAAATTACATGTATCTGTTTTTATTGCAAAACCCTCTGATATTACGTCTTTACCTTTACTACAAGCTAAATTACAAATTCGATTTATTAATAGCGAAGAAATGGATTAATTTTTTCTTTTAACATTTCTGGTATATTTAATTCCCCTCTATGCCATCCTTGAATTGGTTGTTCTTGCCCCCATCCAATAATACTATCATTCTGATATATTGGACTTTTTAACTCTTTGCCATATAAAGCTAAATATTTAAAAGCTTTATTAAGTTTAAAATCATAATAAAAAACCTCTATTTTATTTTTAACTTTTCCCATTAAATATAAGCCAGTTATTTTTTTCAAACCATTTTGAAAGACATATTGTGTATAAGAATGGTTATAAGCTTCATAACCTTTCATTATTAATTTATTTGAGCGAAAAATATATTCTAACCTTTTAATAACTTTATTAGGCATCTTATTCCAAGACCCATCAAAAGAATTTCCTAGAAAAGTCTTACCATCTTGAAAAGTAATTTTATATTTCATAATTAACCTTTTTTGTATGTTTATTATAAATCTTTTTTATTTTATCAACAATTTTTTGATTCTTTTTATTATCTTCAATATTTTTAGAATCTACTAAATCTTTAAAATTTTCATCAACGCAATATGCTTGAATTTCATCTTTAATAACATTTTTACAATATCCCATACTTAATAATTTTTTTTTAAAATCTCTATAAAATTTAGTTCTTGGATTAAGTAATTTATTTATAGCTCTTTTGTATTTAGAGTTTAGATAATAAAAACCATGTGCAATTTCATGTTTTAAACATTTTTTATCTCTACTAGAAATTAAATAAAATTTAGATTTTTTATTTATAATCGGGAGAAGTTTGTTATATAAATCTATTTCTTTAGCCATCATATTTGGATATTGCCAAAACAATTTAGCCCATTTATTATAAACTTCTCCTGGAATATTAAAACCATCCCAATCTAAAGGGTATGTAAAATTTCCATTTTGTTTAGCATACAAATCCATATAATCTTCTAAAGGAAAATAAGTACCTCTAATTTCTGCCCATTCGCTTTCATAATATTCTTGAACTCTTAAAAAAGTCATAGCCATTAAATATTGAGATTTGAATTTAATATGATATAACCCAGGATATATTTCTTTAATTTTCATTTTTAATTTTGGTTATAGATTCATTAAACCATCTTTCAAGATGTATCTTAATTTCTACTACTCTGACATCTTTATTCATAATTCGCCTGCTTTTTTAAATATCTAAATTTATAACTACCACAAATATTGCAATAAATATAAATTAAAAAATATTGAGAACTAAAATCTTCTGTAAATTCTTTTTGTTCAATATCATTAGTAAGTTTTCTACACATTGGACAATAATGCATGACTATCTCCAGAAAATAATAATATAATAACATAAACCTTCAATTGTAAAAGTAATTATATCACTCCAAAGAAAATTAACTTCTTTATTAAAAATTTTTTGTTTAAAACTACCTAACCCTCTCCAACTAATTATGGCATTAACTAAAATTATAACAATACTTCCAATTATATACCAAATCCAATTTCTTTTAAGAATAGGAATTGATAATAAAGCTATACATTTTAAAATAGAAATAGTAGAACGAGTAAAATAATTTGCAATTCTATGAGCTTTTGGAATAGATACAAATTTACGAAATAACAATGTAAAAAATCTTCCTATATCAGACCCAGAATCTCCTTTTGGTGGCCAAGAAGCATCTGGAATCCCATAGCCACAGCTATAAGCTCCCCATAAACTCATAATCGTAATATGCCATAAAGCTATAATCCAACCTATATCTGAATTTAATCCACTTGTAATATACGCACAAACTGTTATAATGGAAGTTATACCAACTCTTCTCCATAATAAAGAAGTTCCCTGACTTCCTGCATAACTCCCCAAAAATCCTATAATAACAGCGAAGCTAGGAATTTTTAAGATACTAAATAAAATTGATAATTTTTTCTTATACTTCTGCCAAGTTTCTTTAATTTTCATTTTTTAATCCTAGTTTAAGTTTTGGAATAAAAAAGAGACAACATAGAGTAAATATAGCGGAAATAATTACTAGCCAATTAAATCAAAATTTATCTCTGATAACATTTAAACCCTTGTTTTATATTTATTAGGATTTTTCTTAACTTTCTTATAAACTGATTTTAACCACTCTTGCCAATCTTTAGCTTCTTCAAAAGAATCAAAACCTTCTAATATTATTTCTTTAGTAACATTCTTCCCACAGTTTTCAATTTTTAATGTTAATATACTATTATATTTAGGCATTACCACCAGCCACCTTTAGGTTTTACAGGTTTTGCTACTGTTGTTTTTCTTTTTTCATTGGCATTTGGTTTCTTTAACTTTTCTACATAAAATTCTAAAGGTTTAATTTCTTCCATTTTCTTACCTTCTTTAATAGCCAAAGCATAATCCTTTTCTCTTTTAGCGTGCCATTTTTTCAATCGAGTTAACTTATTCTGATAAGTAATATTGCTACGCCCTTTTGTTAATCCATGTTTCATGATCTGCTCCATTCATATATTCCCTTAATATTTAAAATTAATAAACCTATAGATAACCACAATAAAGGCGAATTACTCATTATTATGGATTGTCCTGCATATAATAAATTAGCCAAACTATTAGCATAAAAACCAATCACTGCTTTTTTGCCTAATTTATATACACCATAAATAAAAAACAAATTTCCTAACCAACCCAATAATTCTATCATTTTTTATCCTTAATAATTTTGTAAGCTATTCTTCGAATTTGATATAATTTTTTTATCATCTTATTTTCTTCTTGAGTAATTTCTAATTTCGAAATACTTTTTAAAACTTTTTGATATTTATAAAATTTTTTGTTTAAAACTTCTAAAATTTTAATAGTTATTTCTCTTTCTGAATTAAAAATGGAACTTAAATATTCTATTATAATTTTTTCTTTAAAATATATACCTATAAAAAAGAGAATCCACCCAACTAAGGTTCCTAAAGAAAAAAATGGAAACTTATTTACTAAAGAAAAAGTTGCACACATAATAATCAAACCTTTATTGGTATGGATAAATTTTAACATTTGTATTCCTTATTCTGAGAGCTTTTTTAAAACTTTATCAATTGATCCTAAAGTTAAATAAAGAGCCCAAACCTCTTCTTCTGATATAGCTTTAGTCATTGATATAAGTTTACAGATACGTTTCATTAAGATTTCATTTATCAAGTTATTCTCCTTTATAACAAGTATAACATATAAATTAAGAGGTGTCAATGGGTTTTCTTATTGCCCAATCTCCAACCTTTTCATTTTTATTTAACTCTGAAAATTCATAAACGAGATTTCTTTTTTTACAAAATAATTCTACTCCAGCTTTTACTCTTGTTGGTTTTTTAGAAGTATAATCATGACCAGCTAATATACCACCTTTGTTAATCAAAGGCCACCACCAACCCATTTCCTTATATAAATATCCTGCAGAATGAATATTATCTAAATAAACATAATCAAACTTTAAATTCAAAATCTGAGTAGCTAGTTGACTTTCCATTTTCAATATATATACATTTTTTAAATCCATAACTTGACATGTCGTTTTTAAATTATCAAAAGCATTTTTATTATATTTTAAGTCCCAGGAATCAATTAGATATAACTGTTTTATAGTCAAATTTTTATAAAGTTCTTTAGAATAATTACCACACATAACACCTACTTCAGCCACAGTTACTTTTTTATTTTTGAACTTTTCTTTTGCTAGTTGCAATGAATATCTCATAGTTTACTCCATTATAATTGCTTTAGAGGTTGGTTTAGTTAAAATCTTTTTTGGGGTTATAGTAGAAATAAATTTATAATTATCATTCAAAGCCCTTTTTGTAAAAATAACATGAATGGGAGTATCAACCATTTCTGCCAATGCTGTAGCCCATCCTTGTTGAGCTACTACTAATTTACATGAAGAAAACATTTTTACTAAATCCAAAAAAGGATATTTTTGTTTTAAATAAATCACATCAGAATATTTAGCAGTATAATCAGAAAATTCCTTGAATTTTGGAATTAAAGGAAAAGTTCCTTTTGCCCCATTCATAGCATTATAAGGGGGTATAACAATCACTGTATTAAGCAAGGTTAAGTCAAGAAGACTTAGATATTTTAAAGAGCTTGTAAAAGGAAAATAAGGTAATTTAGCTCTATTTAACATATCTTCCCATTGTGTTGTGGTAAATAATCCTTTCCCTGATAAATATTGGCAATAATAGCTTACATTATTATACATTTTAGAATGTAAATCAGCAGTTTGAACAGGCAAATCTTTATATACTTCTGGATACTTTGTCAAAATCATGTAATCATTTGGGCGATTGGCCAATAACCATTCGACTATAACTCTTAAATAAATAGCATCGCCAAAACCAGAAGCCCCTTTAACTATCTTCATTTTCTTGAACCTTTTTAAATGCTTGGATTAAAAATTCATTCATTGATTGATGTTTCATTTTATTAACTTCATAACCTTGTTTTCTTAAAAATTTAGCCATATATTCATTATACTCATGCGTTTCTAAAATATTAGTACATATATATAATCTTTGGCTTTTTCTAATTGGAAGTTCTCTTAAAATTTGAAAATAATTAGAAATAATCCCTCTCCAAACATCAAAAGGTTTTTTATTAATATGTAAATCTATTTGAGTATCATTTTTTAAAGAGATAATAGACTTATCATTAGAAATTGTAAAAATTTGATATTTGCATTGGATCATATTTTGAAATAAACCTTTAACTTTTGAATTATTTAAATGCTCCATTACATCAAAACTTGTAGCAACAGTATATCGCCTTAAATCTTTTTTTAATGTAATATCTCCTTGTTTACAAAATTTATTTTTAGGTTTAATCCAATCTATTCCATAAGCTTCAAATTTCTTTTTTCTAAAAAATTTAACAGTTTCCCCTGTCCCTGAACCTAAATCAATTATTTTTCCTTTTAAATAATCTTTGTAATGTGGATATAAACGAATACCAGGGCAATGAGAATACTTGGCTCTACCATAATCTTTTATTTCATCATAAACTTTTTCATATAAATCGGCATTAATATCTACTTTATCCACTTAATTGCCTTTCGTTGTTGTAAATAGGTAAGAATATTTTTTTCTTTATTTGGAGCATGTCCGCCTGAACCATCCCATCTTTCATTAAGATTATGCACCCCAGAATCAAAACAATCAAAACCAATGATTGTAATTGGATTTTCAAATTTAAGGAAAAATAAGATGGAGGATAATCCAACTGTAGGCATAAACCCACCTAATATCTCTATTTGCTCTAAAAGCTCTTCTTTTGTTAAACTAATTAATGGACAAAACCACCAATCTTTTCTTAATTTATAAATCCATCTATAATCTTTATCTTGAATTTCACAATTTTTTAATAATTCAGTCATATCCGCATTAGGGCATTTATTAATTAGAAATTTAACTCCTTCTTCTATCAATTCTTCTTTACTCTTTTTTATATTTCTTCCAAAATAAGAAAAAAAGATGTCAGTTCTATCACTGTTCACCTTTTTATAATTATTAACTCTAACTATTATATCAAAAGAATCATACCATTCTTGATTCTTATTAATTGCAGAAGGAGCCCCTCCTACTATAAGAAGTTTTTTATTCTTAATAAAATCTATTAATTTATCTCTATTTCCCATTTAATTTCCTATGAAATTTAGTGTCACACCATTGACACTTTCCTTTTCTTTTCCACTTCTTATTAGGCATTTTTCTTTTACAATATTTACATTTCATACAAATGGTTTCCTAAATTTTTCAATTAATTTTTCAATTTCTAAACTAGCTCGTTTTTGTAAAATATGTCTAGGTTCTTCTGCTAATATTTCAAAAAATTCATCATAAGTAATTTTTGGAAAAACTTCTATTTTAGATTTAGGAGACACATTAAAAATTTTAACATTTGGATTCACTTTTTTAAACTCATTATATAATTTAGCTGATGGTTTATTATAACAACCTGTATGATAGTTTCCTTTTTCATCTTTACCTATTCCACATTGCAACTTCCCAGAAGATTTTTTATATGTTCCAATTTTTTGTTTCCCTAAAATTTTCTTTTGGTAGAAATGAGTTTTACCATTAATCTCACAAAAATCCATTCCCAATAAATAAATTTCTTTAAAACCTAATGCTATACCTACAGTTAAAGCAAACATCCCTGTTAACACTCTGGAATAAAAACCTTTTTCCCAAGAATCTACACCATGATAATTTTTACTTGTTTGAAGCATTGTTAAATTAGTACCTTTTTGACATTTATGGTGAGCTCCATTTCCAATCTTTCCATCAAACATTCCAATTACTAAATCATATTTATCAAGTTCTTGTTTATTAGTTTTATAGAAACCCCAATCGCCATAAAACGGTACAACTGGCTTAAAGAAATAAATAATGGAATTGATGCCAAAAGTAACTTCATTGGCTATTCGTTTCCAAAGAAATAAATCAATTCCTTCTTTCATAGAATTTCCAGCTCCCAAAATAATTAATCTGTTATTTTTTGGATTCATTTTTATTTTTCTTTCTTAGGGACTTCTGTTTTAACTTTAATAGGTTTTCGCTTTAATGCTTTTTTCTGAGATTCAATATATGTAAGCACTTGTTGAATCTTAACTTTATAATACTGAACTATTTCTGGAGTAATTTTACCATTCTTACAAACCTCTTTTTCAAATCTTCGTCTTTGATGTCTATTCATTTTATTCTGTTTAGATAATGCTATATCTTTAAGAATAAATTCAATAAACATTTGCCCTTCTTTTACTAATTTGTAAAACTCTTCATACTTTTTTAATTCTAGTTTCTTTGCTTTCTTAGCTTTTCTGTTTGCTAAATACTTTTTAATCATCCTTTTCCTCCTTTTTAAATTGCAAATTTATCTTCTTTATTAAACCACCTTCTAATTAAATAAATTCTAGTTAAAGAAATTAAAGTATAAATAACACCTAGAATTAAATTATCTGTTAAAGTAAAATTTTTGACAAAGAATGGTAAAATCAAAGCGTTAGCAGTAATACGAATAATATATCCTACACTAATGTTAATAAATGCTTCATAAAAGCTCCTGCTTCTACTTTGTACCATTTTAACCCTCTTTTATTGTTGAAACGTCATTCTCTTTTATAATGTCAATTTTATGAGCTAAACTTTCCTCTATATTTGGATTATGAGAGATGCACAAAAGTTGGACTGGCAAATTAGAAACAACTTCTAAAATTCTATTGAGATTCTCACTTGAAAGTGAATTGAAGCTCTCATCTGAAATTATTAATCCACTCTCTTGTCTTTCCATTAATAATGCTATCTTAAATACTGTAGATATAAATATTTTTTCCCCTTGTGACAACATATCATAGGTGTATGTTTTTTCATTTCTCGTAACGGATACTTCTATATTTCCTTTTTCATCTGGTTGAAATTGCATTTCCATATTTAATTGATTTATATAAGAATTAACAATAGGTTCAATAATTTTAACCCATTCTACTACATAATAATTACTGAAAGAATCTATAACCTCAATAGCTTTCTTTGCAATTTCAATATCAGAATCTGAATAAACATAATCTTTTTGAGCTAATCTAGTTTGAAGTTTAGATTTAAGATTGTTTAACTTTTGTTTTCTATTATAAACTTCGGTTCTCTTCTTTTCTTCTTGGCCAATTATTTCATCATACATCTTTAAATCTGTAAGAAGAGAGTTGGTTTGTTTTGTAAGTTCTTGAATCTTTTGAGTTAAATCATCAAAAATAGGCTTCTTGTATTCATCTGTAACCTTCTGCAAACAAGTTGGGCAAGTGGCCATAGACTTAAATTTCTGCATTTGTTGATTTTTTATATAAGCATCTTGGCTCAATTTCCCTTTCTTTGTCAACAACTGATTCTTCTCTTTTTGAAAACTCTGAATCTTCTTCATAATCTCATTCAACTTAGTTGTATCTAAATTCTTAATAGCGGATTCTAAAACTCGACTTCTTTTTTCACTAGGAGAGTGTTTATAAATAACTGAACTTTTATTATATTTCTCAAATAAATTCTTTTTATCAAGTAATCTTTTTCTAATACCTTCAAATTTATCTTGGCAAAGACTCATTAAAGTTTTCCTTAATTGCCCTGAAGTAAAATCTAAAATATTAACCCCACTAGAATCATCTATAATCCTAAACTTCTTAAAATTTTCAGCCGAACCAATATACTCAAATAATTTCTCTTGATAAACTTTAGAAGTAGAACATTCTAAATCTTTTCCATTAACTTTTACTTTTAAAGAACCAGAACCTTTTTTCTTTAATACTCTTTCTATATCTAAAATATCATCTCCTACTTCTATAGTACCTTTAATAGTAGCAGACTTCTCCCCATCTCTTACAAGTTTAGTGAGATTGATATTAGTTAATTTTGCCCCTCCAATTAAAATGAGTACAGACAAAACCAAACTACTTTTTCCTGTACCATTTCCATCATTAGTATCTTTATTCCAGCCAGTGATTAGGTTAGACTTTTGGAAAATAACTTCAATGTCTTCGAAACTTCGCAAATTTTTAATTTGAATATTATTTATCTTCATCTTCTTCCTTTAATTGCTTTTTAATTTGTTTAATACATTCCATAAACCCTATTACATAATCCATTTGACTATCACTATTTAACATAGTCCATGTAGTTGTAAAACATCTTAATTTCTCTAAATTAATCTTCATTTTTCTCTATTTCTATTCTTAAATTATTTATATTATGTTTAGAATTAAAAACACCTAATACTTCTTTAATGTCAAAAAATAACATTTGTAATGTAGTCAAACTATTTCTCAGATTATAAGTATCATAAATATCTGTTTGCCTTTCTTCATAAACTCTTTTACCTTCTTCTGTTTCTAAAGTATAACCATTTTGAGTTTTTTCAATTGTTATTTTCATTTTAATCCTTTTGGTTTAGAATCATTCTTTATAGTCTTCTTAAATAATTGTCCAGAAGCTTTATGAAAAATCACAATTCCCTCGGCTGGTTTAAATCCTTCTACAGCATAGCTCCCATGTACTTCTAACTCTTTTAAAACCTCTTCAATTCTCTTAGTATCAAATAATCCTTCATAGAGAACAGGAACAACATAACAACATTTAGGTCTAACTTCAGTGTTGCTCCATTTTTTTACATTAAAGAGATAAAATCTTTTATGGTTTAAACCATATTTAGCATTAATACCAGAACCCATCCATTCTCCAAAATGTCTACCTTCTCCTAAGTTTAATAATTCTTCTGCATTTAGTTTAACCCATTTCGCAAACCCATGATTATCTCCTTTAGAAGAACAATCTAACCATCTCTTCCTCGAACCTGCAAATACATAAAGAATATCATTTTCATCAGTCATAGCTAAAGTTTTATATAAACAATATTTATCAACAAACTCTTCCATCTCTTCTTTTTGAGATTTATCACCTTCTCCATTAAAAGAAGCTAATAATTCTGAATATCTTATAATAATTACACTAGAATTACAGCCATGAATCTTCTCGGTAATAGTCATTTCTCTACTTAATCTTGGAATTTTATTGAACTTTTGAAAATCCATAAATGCTCCTATAAATATTTTTCTTCCCTAACTCTTAAAGGTAGATTGTTTAAAAATTTTTCTCTAATTCTCTTATCTTTTAATTCTTCCATACTTTTACTTTCGTCATCTGCTCTAACATGATAATAACCAGCAATACAGCCACAAGCGAAAGAACAAAAATAATATTTATCTTCTAAGTTACAATGACAAGATAAACATTTTTTATCAGGATTCAGTGGTTTCATCATTTTTCCTTAAACTATCTAAAAAATCAATAGTATCAACTTGAATACTATAATATTCTTTCTTATCTTTAGTATGATAATCTAATTTCCCATCTATTAAAACTTTACTAGCCTTTTGTAATACCTTTTGACATCTTTCAGCTAATTCTCTAAATGTCACTACATTAATAAAAGTAGTTTTCTTTTTTCCATGATTAATAGCTATTCTAAATCTACATAATTGTCTTCCAGTTTTATCAATTTGAAAAGTAGGATTATCAATTAACCTTCCAGTTACAATTATCTTATTCATCTAAACTCTCCTGTATTAAATTTTTAACCTCTTTATTTTTAACTGTTTCTTTCAAAAACTTATTAAATATATCACTAAAACTCTTCCCTTTCTTAACTACCTTCTTTTTCTCTACTTTTTGAGTATAATCATGCTTGATCTTGAAAGTATGAAATTTCTTCTTTAATTCAGGAAGTTTATTAACATTCTTTAAATATTTCTCAAATGACTTAAAAACAAGCCTTAATTTCGTTCTAGGAGGCATTTTAAGAGCTTTTGAGACAGAATCAACCTCAGCCATAGGGATAGCTGTTTGAACATCACAGAAGTCAACTGAGCCACTCTCAGGGGTTAATATGGCGTACTTTGGCACTCCTGCCTCTAATTCATTGAACGAAATGCGTCTAATTGAGCCCAAATGATAAACATTATCACAATATTTATGGAATTTGTGGAAATGACCGAATAAAGTTAAATCATACTTTTTTGATAATTCCTCAACTTTAAACCTTCCATCTCTACAAAATTCTTCGCCTTGGTCAAAAAAACAATGACCGATTCCCAATTTAAATTTACCTAACATAACTAAAGATTCACCTTGATGCAAGGTAACACCAATATGTTGAAGATACTGTAATGCATTAGTAGTCTTAGCTGATTCTTCATGATTACCCACTACGATGTCCACTTCGCCTTTTTTTAACATTTCTGTTATAAGCCAAGTAAAAAAATCAATTTCTTTAGAAGTTGGGGATTTTCTGTTAAAGCAATCACCAAGAAAAATTACTCTATCGAAATCTTTATTGAAATAAATTTCCTCAAAGATTTCTTTTATTTCAGGGATAGATTTTTCTGTAATATGGAGGTCTCCGTAAACAGCGACTTTCATTTTCTTTTTATCTCTTTCTTTTCAATTTTCATTAATTCTTTATTATTTTTTATCCACAAACCTTTATGACAAGAACGACAGCCATAGAGTAATCTTTCATGTCTACCCTTAATAAGATATTTTTTACCACAAATGCAACATTGCCAATAAAATGTTTTAGCCATTTAAATGATCTCCAACAAATTTAAAGTCCACAAGTTGATATTTCTTGTCATTATATCTACTTTCAAATTCTTTTTGATGAAATTGAAATTGTTTCTTCAAATCTTCAACATCTAAGGTCATAATAAAATGCTGAAAATGAACTTTAATCCCTTGATTCTTTTCGATACATTTCTGCACTATATAATTTCTAATAGATGCGTGATTTCGGTAAAGTTTCTTGACTGTAATTTTTTTATTTTGCATCTTCTAAATAAAAAACATCTTCCATGTTATTAGGAATATCTTCAAAATCAATAGCTTTACTTCCTAAAATAAAATTATATTTGCTCCAATTAGTTAGAGCTTGCCAAAATCGTTCTTCTTTATGATTTTCACAATATTTAATAAAACTATTTAATTGTTTTTTACTTTTCATATTTACACCACATTTGTTACAACTTTTTTCTTTTTAGCTTTCTTTAAACTTTTGGCATTATACGCCTCTAATTCTTTAATTATATCATAACCTTTAACATTGTCAGTAACTTGTAAATCAATTTTAATAGAATCTCTGGTTCCATTTGGGTAGAATACATGAACATTTTGACTTGCTCTAGATTCTAATTGTAACGCATTATCACTATAAGCATTTGCACCTACTAATGAAGAACCTCTGGAATAAACATCTCCAGTTCTACAAGAATGAAGATGCCCCGATAAAACAAAGTCAATTCTTATTTTTTGGGAAGTATATTTTCCTTTTATCTTTTGAATAGCCTGTTCCATCGAATTAGATTTGAGTTGATTTCCATGTATCAACAAAATATTTTGACCAGACACTTCAATGACTTTTTCTAATAAATTACCATCTAACATTCTAATATTTGAATTTCTAAAAAGTAATTTAAGAATATTATAAATTGTATAATCATAATTATCAGAAGCCATCATTTCAGTCCAACCGACATCTTTAGTAATTCTACTTTCATTTCCTACAACATTTGCTACAGTTACTTGATAATTTTTAGTAAAGTCTAAAATAAAATGTTCAAGGAGATTAACAGCTAAAAAAGTAGCTTTACTTCTATTTGTAGCTTCACTTAATAATTCATCTAACCGACGATCACTATTCATTAAATCACCTGTCATAGCTATTAAAACTTTTTTAATACCTAAAGAATTTAAATAAGTTTTAGCTCTTTCTGCAAATAATTTTAATCTTTGCGAAGCTATAAGAAAATCATATTTATTATGGACTAAATTAACTAGCTCATTAAAATGAGCATCTGTTATATGTACGACTCCAGTAGCACCGTTGTTATCAATTTTAATTTTTGTAGTCGCAAACTTTGGTAATTTATATTTAGAAAAAATATCAATTAAATTTTTATTATATTCAATTAAAGCATTTTCGGATTTAACCTTTTCTCGTAATTGCTTCCTACTAATTCTGGATAAATCTTTATATTTTTGATTAGCGGATACTAATTTTGAATTTTGTTTAGAAATCTCAAAATCTTCTTTATATTCAATTTTTCCTTGTAATCTCAATTTAGCTAAATGTGTATAAACAGTTCTTTCACCACAACCAAAAATCATAGAAATTTCAATTGCATTTTTTCCTTCATTATATAACTCAATCAAAAATTTATCATCTATTTTACTTTTTGACATTTTTTCTCCTTTTACTTTTCTTTATATATTTAATTTCTAAAATAGCATATAATAATAGACTTGCTATACCTGCTATTTGATAAAATCCCATTCCTATTATAATTCCTATAGGTACAATAGCAAAAAGAATTGAAGCAGAGGTTAAACCTTCGATCCCTGTCTTTGTTTTAATAATTAAACCTCGACCTAAAAATCCTATAGCAACTAAGCAATAAGCTGGTATCCTAGCAATATTAATCCTAGTTAATTCAGATAAACCAGATAAGTTCATTAATTCTAAGTTTAAAATCCCCATTAAAGTTGCCCCCAAGCAAATTAATGTAACTGTGCGTTTACCTCCATTTTTATCTCTACGTTTACGCTCATCGCCTATAACCATACCTAAAATAACAGCACAGAGTAATTTAATAATTACATCTACATTTAATACAAATTCCATCATTTACCCCTAAAATCAGATTGGAAAGCGATTTTTTTACCAGTTTCATCTTTTGTAATTAAAATATAATTTTCATCTTTATAAATTCCATTATAACATTGTTTACATCCTTTTCCTTCACATTTATTGCAAGTACCTTCTATAGATTTATCAATTATTTCTAAATTTTTCATTATATTACTCCTTCTAAAAATGCTTTTATAGTATAACTTGGAATTAAAATTGATTTTGAATTATCAAATTGAAATATATCTTTTGCAATTTCTTTAATAAATCCAGCATATATTAGAGCCACTAAATAACCATCTTTATCAAATACTCCAGAACCACTACAACCACCTGCACATGGTATATTACCAATCAAACTATTGTTATTTTCTGAATCAATATAATAACCAGATAAAGTGCCTTGAGTATAAATATTTTTTAATCCTCTGTATTCTCCAACAGAATAAATATTATCTTGGATACTTGCTGTTTTAATACCTTTAATAGCTCTTTTATTAGGAATATATCCTACTATTCTAATTAAAGATAAATCATATTTTTCATCATTTTTTATAATTTCAAAAGTATATTCTTTTTCATCTATAACAACATTATTTAAATAACCGATTTGCCCAATTCCCTTTGGAGCAACATGTTTATTAGTCAGAATATATGTAAAATCATCTGTAATCTTGATAATTATTCCAGTTCCAATCCACTCCAAGAAGAAGTTCTGACATTCAATTCTAACTGACATACTTTTTAAATATGTATAAGTTGGTTTACCATTTTGAATAGGGCGGTTCCTATAATTTATTATACTAAATATTGATGATATTATTAAACCTATAATTAATGCACTAATTAATAAAGGTATTATCACATAATCATAAAATTTTTTCATTTTTAAACCTTTTGTTGTTTTGTAACGTAGCACTTTACTATATAATTTTCTCGCTGATTCGCTGGTATAGTTAAAATAAGTTCAGCTTTTTTTTGCACTTTCTTCGCTCTAGCGTAAACGGATTTTAACAAAGAGTTAGTTAATTTAAAATTCTTTTGATTCTTTCTAGCTCTTTTTTGAACAGTTTCAAATTGTGCAAAGGGTTTTATATCCGTAATAAATTCTCTCTTAGGTTTTTGTTTCATTGTTCTCCTTTATATCTATTTTTACATTTGATTTAATTACAGGATTTCCAAATGATTGTTTCTTTTTATATATTTTTTGTTTCCCTGTCTGATTTCGAATATCTAATAAAATTCTTAAACACATATAAATGGCCTTGTAAATTAACATCAATGTACTGGGCTCTGCCAGCTTCTCAATCTCTGCAGGGCTCAAGATTTCTTGAAAGACATGCTTTTCCCGTATCATATTCTTCCACCTTTTTTTATATTTTCTTCAGCCCATAAGGGCTGTAAATTAGTATAGTGAAAACATTTCTGTTTCTCTTCTTTTTTACTTAAATCAAACTTACAACATGGTTTAATATGGTCAATATGCCATTCTTGTTTACCTTTACCGTTGAAACCTCTACCATAATTCTCCCAAGCCATTCCAGGTTTAAATTTAGATTCTAAATACTTCTTTAAAAATTTAATAGAACAACCTAATAATTTTAAAGTTGATTGAGATTTAACTTTGTGATTTAAAGCCATATATAATCTAGAACGTATATTCTGAGCAATCTTGTGGGAAATGTTATTATTCAGTAAATTTCTGTGACATAAATATAATTTTTCTTTATTTGCTTGAAAGTATTTCGCCATTCTAGATTTAATTTCTTCCTGATGAGTTATCCTATATCTTATATCGTACTTTTTCTTAGCCTCTTTATGTTTTTGATAATATTTTTTATTATTAGATTTCCTCTCAGCTTTATGTGTCATCTGATATTTTTTATTTTGCTTCAAAATTTCAGTTTTGTTTTCAGCATAATTACTTTTTCGAATCAATCTGCGACACTCCTTACAAGTATAACTTAAACCATCTTTATTACTAGAATTTTTATGAAATTCAGATAAAGGTTTTTCTATTTTACATTTATTACAGGTTTTTATTTTCATATTAATATCTTTTAATTTAATCCAAATGGATTTTCTTTTTCATCATCTAAATAATCAGTTAATTTATTTATATAATTTCCTAATTGAGTCCAATATTCATCTGGAACTAAATTTTTATCTGTTGAAATAAAAGAATGTAAATCATATACATTTTCTACTTCCGTAATTTGAATATGAGAAAGTTCTGGGTTAATTCTTGGCAATAAATTAAGTAATTCTATATAATTAAAACAATAAACTTGTTTTTCTTCTTTGGTTTCTTTGTTTGTAACAATAATTAAATAAGTCATAAGACTCCTTTATATAAGTATAACATATTTATTTAGAGGTGTCAAGCCAGTCCATTGCAGTATAGACTACATCTACCTTATTTTGGATATTCCTCTCAATTACCTTCTCCCACCAAATTGGTCTAAGTAACTCTTGATTATATTCATCAAAAGCCTGAACATCTTTTGCCTTTTTCTTCTTACTTATTCTTTTCTTCTGTTTAATTTCTCCAGTTTCTACTAAATAATCAACAGAACAACTTACATCTTTACTTTTATAACACATTTCCTCAAGTTTCTTTTTACTTAATTTTTCTTTCTTAATAGTTCCTTCTCTTTTCCCTGGAACTTCTTTATAATAATCTATTACTTCTTTTTCCTCATAATAATATTCTGGTTCTATATATATAAAATAAAAATCATCTCCTAAACTTCTTTCAAAATTAGGGGTTTCTAACATTGCTCTTAATCCAATAGGAATAGATTTATAAGATTCTTCTGATTTGTTATATCTAAAAGTCCAAGCAATATCAAGTAAAGGAGCTTTTTTAATTTCTTCTTTCTGTAATTTAATCCATTTATCAATTTCTTCTTTAGAAGCCCCATCTTCTACTTTATTAAATAACTCTAATTGAAATTTCTTAGTAAATTTGCTGGTTCCTTTTCTTTTAACTTCTATTCCCTTTGTAATTTCTTCTAACCCTGCTTGAGTTCTAAGCCAACCATGATAATGACAATTTCCTGTAATTAACATTTTTTCAAATGTACCTTCTTTATCAAAAATAATTCTACTCTTTTTTCCAAATCTATTAAAAGACCATTCTTGGATTAAACAATTTAAATAATCTGTTAAATCTTCTCCATCATTTTGAACAAAAATAGCGTCTGTATCTATTTGAACAATGTCATGACCTTTTTCTTTTAAATTATCTTCTACAAAATGAAGCAAATCACGCACACAAGCAGTAATCATACTTGCAATGCGAGCATCATACATTCTAAAATATTCATTCCCAAGGGCTCCCCATGAGCTGAGTGAAATTGCTTTTACTGCATTATACCTTTCTAAAATATCTTCATACTCGTCGGAAGAAGGGTCAGTTGATTTAACTAATTTTTTATATTCATTTTTTTCTTCAACTAATTTCTTAACCATTTGAGGAAGAATAGTATTTTCATCTTGCTTCACATGATAAGTAGCAATTATATCTCGTGAAATTCTATCTGTAACATTAACTGGAATAGTTTCAGGCGTAGGAGATTCTAAAATATTTGCTGAATCTAAACACAAATCAATAATAGTATAAAGATAAGCACCACTTAAATCATACTCATCAACATTAGTAAATCTTCCTAATTTTCTAACTACCCTAAAAGCCCCTTGAAATTCTGTTTTATTTCGTTTTTTAGATTTATTTGGTAGAATTTTCTTTTGTACTTGCCCTTCTTGAAATGCTAAACCTTCCATTAATCTCATTGGCATAGTTAAATCTTCCCATTCTACTTTTGCCATTCTTCTCATAGAATCAAATAAAGGAATCATTTGTTTCTTTTTTTCAAGTTCTACCATACCTTTAACATCTTCTAAGTTTCTTTCTTTAATTTCTGGAGAAAGTTTGGAAAAATCAGGTTTCTTAATTTTCTTTCCATAACCTAAATGTTTTTGCATTAGAGAGTCTAAAGCGTAAGATTCTTCTTTATTATTAGTTAAGGTTTTCCACCAATCAATTGTGTCAATTATTGAAATTCCTTGAGGATAAGGAAGCATACTACTTTTATCTAAAGTTCTTCTCCCGTATCTTTCTTCTCCGACTGGAGAAATTCTTTTTGCGAAATCTGGTATTCTGTAACTAAGAAAGGGGAAATCAAATTGACTTTGATTATGTGCTAATAAAATATCTGGTGTATTCTCTCTAATAAATTTAATAATCTCTTCTATCATCTTATATTCTGAATCATAATCGCCTAAATACCATTGCTTATATTCATCTAAAAAATTGTCGTATATAGTGAAACATGAGATAGGATCTTCTGCCGACTTAGTTTCTAAAGGTCTAGGTAATTGTTTAGATAGAGTTTCAATATCATACATTTGCCATCTTATTTTAGTCTTCTCTATTTCTGGTACTTTGTCAATAAGATAACGCTGTGTAGGTCTAAGGTCAGATTCAAAAGCCTCTTGAGAAGCTAATTTTTTTACATCCCAATAATTATCAGCAAAGAGTTTTGTAAGTTTAATGTGATTGTAAGAAGTGTAATCTCCATTCTGGTCTTTTTCAAACCAATATGAGAGAAATTTATTATCAGATTCTATTTTTAGTTTTCCTTCAGAATCTCTGATAAAAAGATTTATTTTGTTGAAATGATTTGAAATATTTACTAACTGCATTGGTTTAACCTTTTTTCTGCAATATTATAATACAATTCATCCATTTCTGTCCCAAAATAATTATATCCTAATTTCTTAGCAACCACTAAAGTAGTTCCACTTCCTACAAATGGATCCAAAATGGTTGTATCTTTGTTAGCAGTAGTTAAAATAATATTTTCTATAATTTTCTCTGGAATTTGACATGGATGAGCAGTTTTTTCTTTACTGACATTTTTGACCTGCTGATATTCCCACCAATCATATATTTTAGCTCCTGTTTTTCCAGTTAATTTCATATAAGCTTGAATTCTTTTATCATTTGGATTTTTATATGGTTGTGTAACTTTCCTAAAATCTGGTTTACATCCCCACCAACTAATTAATCTTGATTGTTTTGCTGTATTAGAATTATAAACCCAAGAAACTACTTGATCTACTCTGCCAAAAATTTTAGGTAATAAATTAATAGTCTCTTCAGGGTAATGAATAATAACACATGGAGGTTTAATTACTGAAAGTAATTTTAAATATTCAGATTCTTTTAATTTATCTTTATAAGAATTATATTTATAATTTTGATTGTACGGAGGATCAGTAATCATTAATCCATCTGGAAATTTAATATTTTCAGCTTTATTATGTACTAACATTTCTTCCCCTGTTCATATTTCCAAGTTTTCCATTCTGCTAAAGTTATATGCGGTTTAACTCTTTTCTTCACTTCTTCATAATCAAATCTATATTCTTCTGGAATTTTAGCCATAATCTTTCTTACTATTTCTTTCTGCCTTTCTAAACATTTTTGATTTCGGCATCGAGGCAAAATTACTCTCCTTCATTATGTGCTTGTGTTCTTTCTTTTTTCTTTAATCTCGACTGCATAGCCCCTAATGCCCTATCAGCACTCTTAGTATATGCTCTAAATATGTTCCTAACCCTTCTAAGTTCTTGAACCTCATGACTTACTTCTGCATCTACTTTAGACATTGTAACTTTCTTATCTCCAGCCTCACTAATCTTTTGAAAAGTTAATCTTCCTTCTTCTTTTTTCTTATAAGTATCTGCTATCTCTGCTACAATTTCACATCTATTAGCTAAACCTGAAAGAGTTCCTAAAAGTTCATCTATTTCTTCATAAGAATTTATAGTTCCTGTTTTTAATTTTTCTGAAATTGCGTCAATTTTTTGAAAGTCTTCAGAATAAGATTCAAGTAAATCATTCATACTTTCTTGTGAAGCAAAATAATTTTCGATTGTGTTATAACTCATTTTTAATCTCCTTTTCTAATTCTTTAATTCTATGGTCTAACCAACTTAAATCTACTGGTAAACCTGAATGATAACTGGCTAATGCTATTTTTCCCTTAATAATTTCCAATTCTGTTTGAACTGTTTTTAAAATTTGTAAAGTAGATTCTTCTAAAGAAAGTTGTTCAATAATATAAGTTCTATCTAAATCCCCAACTTGAGCTCTACATAACTCTTCTAAAATATTTTTAATTTCTTTTTTCATTATATCTTCCAATTTTGGTTAGCTAGTTTTTCTCTCCAATCATTATGAACACTATAACAAGAATGAGTTTTTTGAACGCAATGAACATTTCTATAAATATTATCCATTATTTTTTGAACATTTTTTAAGTTTTGTTTATCACTGTTTTCATATACTAAACAAAGTTTTTCAGTGTATTCTAAGGCTTTATCTTTTAATTCATTTTGTTTTTCAATAACTCCACAAGCTCTAGCTAAATATAATGAAAAAATAGCCCACCCTTTTTGTTGAGGAATTGTTTCATCTCTAGCAACTAAACCATCATAAATTTGATTCATCAGTTTACTAGGTAAACCATTATAAATTCTTTTTCCTCTATCCATTTATTTCTTCTCCTTAGATTTTCTTGGCCGACCTCTCTTCTTTTTCTTAGGTTTTTCAGTTTCAATTAATTTTTCTTCTCCTCTACTTAAATCTTCGTCTTTAGCATTACAATAATTTTCAGCTAATTCTTTACATGCTTTATCATCTTTAGCTAAAATTTTACAAGTTTCTTTAACTGATTCTTTACTTAACATTTGTAAAATCTTCTCCTTCTCTTCTTCAGTACCAACAATTTTTTCTTCTATTTCTTTTTCTTCAGGAACAACAAAACCAGAATCAAAATAAAAAGGAATTTTAATTTCACTTCCTTCAACTTTACTTTTAGAAGATTTTGTTTTTTCTAATTTTAATACAGTTGAAAATCCAATAGATTCTTTCTTTGTTTGTTTGTGCATTTTTCCATCAGGGTCTAAGAAGATTTCTTTCCATTTTCCTTGAGGAGCATCAGCTTTTTGTCCTGGTCTAATATAAATAATTTTATGTGCAAAATGGATCAAAGCCTTTCCACCACTTAATCCATCATAAGTGAAGAAAGAGCCAATCCCGTGTGTTCTCACTTGACCTATCATTAAGACAGCTACTTTTCCTTTAAAAATTGGAGTAGAACATCGTCTAAAGAAAGCTCCTAATTGTCTTGCCAATAATGCCATAGTTTCATCTGCTAAACTTTTTTCTTTTCCCTTCTTAGTTTCTTGCTCCCCTCTAGGCGACATTCCTTGAACTGAGTCAAGTACAATAAAATCTATTACTTGTTCTTTAGCCAAAGAAATCATAATATCCATAGCTTGTTCTGCATCATCAATTTCATTAATCAAAATTAATTCCTCTAAATTAACACCAAGCTGTGTGGCTCTCATTATATCGAAGGAGTGTTCAAGATCAATAAGACAACAAATCTTTCCTTCTTTCTGATTTTGTGCTATTGTTTGTAGTGCTAAAGTGGTCTTACCTGAACTCTTAACTCCATACACGACGGAAAAATTACCTTTAGTAAAACCTCCAGTTAATCCATCTATTTCGGAAATACCAGTAGAAATAGTTTCTTTCTCTAATTCAGAATCTCCCATTTTTAAAAGATTAGGGTTCTTAAATTTCTTATTCAGAGATTTCATTACTTCTTTTAATTTTGCTTTTCTTTCGCTACTACTTTTATAACCATCACTAGATAATCTTTCAGTTTCTTGCCCCATAATTAAATCTCCAATTCAATAGGTTTATTTACTAAGTTATAATAACCATCCATAAGAGAACAATTAATATAAGTTGTATGTTCGTCTTGATAAATGCCCATCGACTCATGTATATGCCCACATACTACTAATTTAGGTTTAATTTCTTTTATTCTATCCTTTAAAGCTATACTTCCTGTATTTTCTTTAAAAGTGCCATTCGCATAATACACTTGGTCTAAAATCCCATGAGGGGGAGCGTGAGAAATAATAATATCTGTATTATCAGGAATCTTAGAATAAATTTTAGCAAGTTCAATTTCAGGTTTCATGAACGCCCAATCATTGAAAGGTGTACTAAAAGGAGAGCCCCAAATCTTTAATCCCTCAATTTCAATTGAATTATTAAAAAGATAAGTGCAACAATTTAGAATATCACAAATAGAATGATAATTTAATTTCTCTAATTGAAAATCGTGGTTGCCACCTATTGCTACGATATGAGTTGCTTTTTCTTTCCATTTATAAAAAACAGCATTTAATTGTTCTAAATGATCTAAAGTTCTAATATCATAATCACCAGCACAAAACAAAATATCACATTCTGGTATTTCAATATTATTTTCTTCCATATGAGAATCTGCTAAACAACAAATTTTCATTATTTCACCTTTATTATTCTGTTAATCCCTTCTTCTAAAGTGGGAATTTCATATATTTTATCAAATCTTTCCCAAACTTCTTCCCAAATTTTTCTATCAGGTTGACCATGAGGATTTTTTAACCTTCTATTAACACTTTCTTTTTTACTTAATCTTGGTAAAATAACAGCCAATACTTTATATCCATATTTTTTAGCTAATTTAATAGTAGGTTCTCTTAATTTTTTATTTACATTAACCTCATCATAAACAATATCAATTCCATCTTTTAAAAATTCTTCTAATAATGCTAGAGTACCTTTTTTAATAGTAGGCTCTAAATCAATGTTAAATATATAATCTCCAGCCCCTACCATGTAACGGATAGCATCTCTGGAAATAATTCTATAACCAGCTTTAGCCCATTTTTTAGCTAAAGTAGACTTTCCCGAAGCTATATTTCCTGTTAACAAAATTAAAGTTTTCATTTTTTCCTCATACAGGTACATTTAGAATATCTTTTACAACTACAATTATCACATTCAAAAGTAGGTTCTTTTGCTGTGACTTTCCTTAATCTAACTAAACCTTTAATTTCATTTTTTTTATGTCTTTTCATTTTTTTCTCCTATTAAATAAAACCAATCTTCTAAATCCATTACAACCCACCTTTTTTGATTCTTATTTTCAAGCACATATAGCGGAAGCCTTTCTGAACCTAAAGGAATCTCTTCAACCAACTTCTTCCATACATCTTCTTTTATAGTAATGTCTTTGGTGTTTCTCAATTTTGCTTCTACAACCCAATTTTCTACGCCAGAAATATCTCCGCTAGACCCCTTATTCCCACTTCCATTAGAAGGGCAAGCATTTTTATAGCCTAATTCTCTAAATTTTTCGGCTATATACCATTCTAATTTTCTTCCTTTATCCCATGTACTTTCCATATAAACCTCTTTTATTTTTTCTTCCAAATAAAGCCTTTTGAAATATGAGATATACTTTTACAAGCATAGGATATAGTTTGATGAGCTAACCCACATTGTTTTTCAATCTCATGAAAACTTTCCCATTCTTTAATAAAATTACCATCTAAATCAAATTGTAATACAGGTTTTCTTTATTTTCTGCACAATATTTTCTATCCATAGCTAATTTATGTTCTCGATTTATAATTCTCCATTTTTTATTTAATTCTTTAAGATGAATTGAATTTTGTTCTCTATATATTTTCACGCATGTTTTACATTTATAACAATGTCCATCATTAGTATTTTTGTCTTTATGAAACTCAGATAATTCTTTTTCTATCTTACATTTAGAACATATTTTAAATTTTCCTAATTCTCTTGTATTCATTTTAATCTACCATACTCCCTCTTTCATAAAGTTCTTCTAATTCTTTACCTTCCCAATGATTTTTACATTCTGTACATATTCCGCATGTAACATTTTTACTAATATGCAAATAAATTTCAAATCTCCTTAATTGTTTGCAAACTGGACACCAATAAATATCCATAATTTACTCCTTAAATTTGAAATATTCTATTTCTTTTTTACAATATTTATTAACTTCTTCTAACGCTTTTGGTGTATAATAAGATTTCCAATCATATTTTCCATAAAAATGAGTTAATTTATTCTTTAAAGGTAATTTAAATTTTGTATCTCCAAATACTTTAGCAATTTGTGTAGTTAAGCCATTTTTATCATATATAATTATCTTATTTGCTACAATTTTATCATCAATACTAATATAATCTAATTGATTAAATAATAACTCTTTATGTGCAAACTTTAAAACAAAATCTTCAAAAGTCTTAAATGATTCAGATTTCTTAATCATACATCTAAATCTATATAAACTAACCAATCTTTCATAAGTATTTCTAACGATGGTTACTATATTCCAATTTTTATATTTTTTATAAATTTCAGTATTAATTTGTGTATGGGTCTTTTGATATACTCCCCATTGTTTTTTATTTATTTTTCCATAATTTAGAAAAACTGCCCCACCATTTTTAGGAATATGAATAAATAGAATTTTTTCTTTTGGATATACTAGCATTATCTTAACCACCAAAATAATATAATGACCTGTAAAATCATTAATAAAATAAAACCCATTGTAATTATATAGTGCATAATTTTACGACCATTTTTATGACACTTTTCAATTAACCAAGCTATAGGAAAAAATCCATCTAAACAGGGAAAGGGATCAAATTACAAATTCCTAGCTCTTAACTCATTTGTATAACCAAATCTTTTTTGATTTATGTCTATACTTTTGTAAATATCTCCATTTTTATGTCTTAAAGTAGCAGATTTCCAATCGCAAAGCATTTCAATAATGTCAATTAAATTCATGCATCCTAAAGCAGAATGAGTATTTAAAATATATCTATCTTCTTTCATAAAATATTCTGGATGATGTCTATTTATAGCATAATGGTGATTTAAAGCTGGTTTCATATTTTCTAAATACTTTTTATACTGTTTACTTCCATAAGTAGCATTTTTCAGTTTAGGTGTAAATTTATCAAAGATTGGTTTTTCTTCTTTACTAAGTTTACTTTTATCATGAAACATAATTCTAAAAGTTAATCTTTGAATAACTCCTAAAAGATATTTACCTACTTGTGCTATATGCTTTCTAGTTTCAGCTTCACTATTATATTTCATTTTTCTTAATCTCCGATACCCCAAGTAAAATCGCATCCGACACATCTTCCCCGAAATCAGTTTCTCTCTCTATTAATTTAGAAATCTTATTCATTCTATCTTTATAAACTTTATGTGTAATATCTTTAACTTGTTTCTTAGCTTGAACCGCTTCTATTAAACCTTCATAATGAGAAACATCTATATCTGTAAAATTTTTTAAGCACCAGACTTGTACTTCTGCTTTTTGACAATTTCCTTTTAATCCTACTAAAGGCCTAGCAACACTCGCCAACCTTAACTCAACAATTTCAGTAAAATTCCGTTCTACTCCTAATGCTATAGTAGCCATAATAGCCCCAGAAATTCTTCCTAAATTTCCAAATCCCTTTACTTGATTTTTCCCTCTAAAATAAGCTAAAAAAATATCTTCAATAATAATTTTTTCTATAGAACCTTTTAATGGTTTAATATAATCAGCAAATTCCCAAACCATATAATTAATTCTTTCTAGCACAGAATATGCAGTTTTTGGTTTAATTTTTGTGAAATCAATCAAATTCCCTTCCAAATCAAATAAAGAAATTCCAGTACATTTTGTACTTAAATCTAATCCAATTATATATTTATTGTTTTTCATGTATCCACCTTAAATTTTCAATATCTATCTTATATTCAGGATAAAAACTATATTTAAAATTTTTTCCATCTAATTTAATATTAAAAATTGACCATAGATTAAATTTTTTCAAAACATATCTAACAGCTTTTTCAATATCCTTCTCTGTTAACTGCCCAAATTTAGGAACTGTAACAGTATAACTACCCCATTCATTCTTAATACAATAAGGAGTGTATGATATGTTCTCATTATATTTTAATATATCCCACGTTTGTATTTTACATAAACTATAATTTTTATAAACTATTTCTTGAGAAAAATATTGTTTTCTTTTCTTCATAAACTTTACATCATACCAAGTTTCTAATAATAATTTTTGGTTGTCTTTCAAATAATTTTTATTTATATATTTTTTTAGTTTATTCATCTCTTAGCCCCACTATTTTGGTTTCCTTATCAAACTTTGTTGGTATTTTTATAATTTGTCTTCCTGTTCTACTTTCTCTAATTTTACTTGTTAAAAAATGAGTATTTTCTCTATCAATAATCAAATTCCCAGATTTATCTGTAAAAGAACCCAAATTATAAGAACAAGTCAGAGAAGCAAAGAAATCTATCATATCTTTAGCAAACCATTCTCCATTTTTTCTTAATTGAGCAAAGATAAACAAAAGGCCACCATGTTTATCTAATTGCTGTGCAAAGCTAGAATAAAGCTTATCAGTCTCAGCGTAATTATTTGGCAAAAGCCAATCCACTAAGGTTACAGCATTGTCTTCCAACTCTACTTGTTCTGGCCTGTAATGATTACACCATTTAAAGTCTCCTTCTTTTAAACCTAGCCCCATTGCTATTTTCGCAAATCTATTTCCAGGCTCAGAAGAAATGTAATTAGGATTAATACCTTGGTCAATTAATTTTTTGATAATATTTAAAGCCAAAAAAGATTTTCCTGAACCTGTCTTACCACCAATAACAATCATGTCAGAATTTCTTATAATAGCATACTTATCAAAATAAGGAACTTTAAAATCTAAAAGTTTACTAGCATCTACAAATTCTGTATTCCATTTCGCTTTTGCAAATAATTTATATTTAAAACCTTTCTTATAAATTCTGTCTGCATCAACTAAATATCTTAAAACATCTTCAATATCTTTTTGCTCCTGCCTTAAAGAATAAGTTAAATCTCTAATACTTGCTTCTTCAATTTTTTCTAATCTTTCAATAACTTTATCTGCCAAATCTTCCATATCTATTTCATGATACTTTTCAATAGACCTACACATAGACCTTACAGCTTTATTTTCCATTGGGTCGTCTAAAAGATTTTGATTAATTAATTGTAAAGCATATTCAGTCTGTTTAACATTCAGCTTTTTCCTCAACATGCCACCGAGTTGGATAAAGCTGTTATTACAATCTCCATCTAAGCCCTTTATTTTTTCAGCTTCTATATTTGGAATCTCTTCTGTTTTCTTTGTAGTTTTAACTTTACCCAAAACTAATTTCTTTATTTTTTCAGGCATCTTAATGATGGGTAACTCATTCATTTTTCTACCTTCTCCATCAACTATACTAGGTTCAACTAATACTTGCCCTTCTTTAGTTTCAATATCAATATGAATCCCTTCTAAATCAATATTGGTTTTTGGCAAATCTGATTCATTGAAAAAGAAAAGATGAATTCCACCCAAGGAATCTTGAGAAAGAGTTTTAGGATTTCCTAAAAGATTTAAAGCTTTCTCTACATTTTCTTTTTTAATTTTAAGAGCTTCTTTTTTTTCTTCTTCACTTAATTTCCCTGCATACCATTTCTTTTTCATTTTAGTAGGCATCGCATCTATATCTAAAATAGTTACTCCCGATAAATTGCAGTTCACCCCTAAATTAAGTCCAGCGTCTAACCAGTCTTGCCATTCAGCGATATTTTTATGAATTTTTAATTGCCACTCTTTTTCTATATTAGCTTCTTTCCCACCTTTAGCTATAGGAACTAAAGACCAGCCTAAATTATGATACATAGCTAATAATTTATTTACTTTTTCATCTGTCTTAATATCAAATATTGTTTCTAAATATTGGCCAATTTCATCATCACTTAAATTTTTCATTTCTGGTTCAAATATTTTAACCATAGAAAAAATATCCCCTAACTGTTTATGTTCAGGGTCAAAACAATATACATTGTAAGAATCTTTTGGGAAAAGGTTTGCGGTTATTGGTTCTTTTTCGTGCTCTTTACAGAGCGGACACGTAAACAAATTTTTTCCATTCTTATTACTAATTTGAAAATTATCTATATTCATTTTCAAATAGTCTAATACAAATGATTGGTATGTCTTGCGTACAATAGGTGTCATTTTTGACCTTTCCATTTATTTAAAGACGTAATAGAAGTCCCTTTTAACCATTTAGTGTAGATTCCTTGTATCTCATCCCAAGAAATAGGGTAAAAATTATGCACATCACATGAACAATTCAGAATTAATGATTTCTTCCCTAAATAATGCAATTCTTTAACTTTCCAATTATTATGCACATGCCCACATAGGATTAAAGGATAATCAATTTTCGCATATTTGGGGTCATGAATTAATTGTACCCTCATTTTAGCAATATCTAAAATTATTTCTGTCGTTTTAACATTAAATTTATTTGAAGATTTATCATGATTTCCTTTTACAAAATGCCATTTCCCATTTAATTGTGTTAAAATATCTTCTGGCTTATAAGGTTGACCTTCACCTCTAAATGCTCTATTTCGAGAAGCGAAGAAGCCCAAATCTCCAAGAAAGTAGAAATCATCTTTTGATTTCACCCTTGCATTGTGGTTTCTAATAATAACTTCATTCATTTCATAAACATCTTTGAATGGTCTGTCACAGTAGCGGATGATGTTGCTATGGAAGAAGTGATAATCCGACGAGAAAAATCTTTTCATATATAAATTTTCCTATATTAAACAGTATAACGCTAATATTATATAAAATAAAAGCTATTATACTAATTATTAAAAAACAAATTAAATTTAACCAAAATAAAATGTCTCTAAACAATTGCATCTACAATACCTTTTTCTTTTAATTCATCTCCAATAAACCAAAGCTCTCCATTTTTAGCTTTTGCCAATTCTTTTGGACTAAGTTTGGTTTTTTCTTTCATTTGGTTAATAAAAATTTGAGTAAACCTGTCTAAAAATTTAGCTCTATCATGAATTTTTTGAGAAGTATTCCAAACAAAATCTTCTACATCATGATTCATCCAAGTAGATGTTGGTGTTGCCCACCTTACATCTCCAGCTAAAGCAATATGAACTCCCATACTATAAGCAGAGCCATTAATAAGTGTAATAACTGTAGATGATACTCTTTTGATAGTATCCATTATAGATAACCCTGCTTCACAAGAACCACCACAAGAATTAATTATTACAGTAATAGGATCATTGGACAAAATATCTAATGCCATTAATTCTTTATTTACATCCAATGCTAACTCACTAGTTATTTCATCATAAATAAAGACTATTCTATTTTGTAGAATAATAGCATCAGTATCAATACCCTTTTTCTTTTTAGAATAATCGGGTTTTTTGCGTTTATTCATATAAACTCCTTATCTATCTGAAATAGCTAAAATTCCAACTTTAGTTAATTCTGTTAGTTTAGTAGAAGGGTTTTCTGTCAACATTCCTTGATTAATAAGGGCTACAACGACCTCTACAGCACCTTTCCAAGCTACTTGAGCCTCAATACTATTTGCGTTAATATCATTTGAATATGACCCCTTAGAACTTGATTTTGAGGCTTCTGGAGCTGGTTCAGGCGTTACTTCTACTGCCATTGAAGTAATAACTCCTTTATCATCAAATGTAACTAAAACTGTTTTACCAGATTTATAACCTACTGTATCATAATCTAATTCTTGTAATTCCGAAGAAATTTGGCTCCAACCATCTCTATCTTTAAATTTAACTACTTTTTTATTCTTTGCCACTCCTGCAATAACTAAAGTTTCTGTTTTTCCTTCTACAACTTTAGCTTCTTCTTTAGGAGCTTCTTTCTTTTCTTCTTTTGGTTTAGATGCACCTTTTTTAGCCTTTAAAAATACGACTTGCTTCTTCTCATCAAAAGTAACATCTACTGTAGCTCCTGCAACTATTCCATACTTCTCTAAATCATAACCCTGTACTTTTTCACTTACATCATACCAAGTATCATCATCTTTAAATTTAATTACTTTCTTGTTACTTGGAATTCCTGCAACTACTAAAACTTGTTTATCTAATTTCTCAGACATTTTCACTCTCCTTTATTTCTACTTTATTTAATAGTTTATAAAATATTTCTCTAGTTGCTAAAATATCTTCTTTAGCGTCATGCGCCTTTAATGGAATATTTAAAGCTTCTGCTACATAAGTTAATTTATATTTTTCTAATTTTAATACACCTTTTAATTTGAAAAACATCACTAAGGTAGCAACATCTAACTTATGATAATCTATCCATGCACCGAAATATTTATCATTACATTTTTTAAAGAACTCCGCAAGAAATAACATGTCAAACATTATATTATATCCTGATGGCTGATACTTGTCATTTTTGTTATATCTGTTTACATGTTTGGATAAAAAAGAAATTAGCTTTTTGTGAGCTTCTTGAGGAGTTTGAAAAGTTTTTAATTCTTCTCTAGTAATTCCATTTACTTCTAAAGCAGAAGCTTCAATGTTATCCCAATCATGTGGTTGCATTTTTAAATAAATTTCATCAATTACTTTTCCATCTATTTCAACCATTCCTGCAAAAGTAATAATATCATTCTTCTTAGCATCTAAACCAGTTGTTTCGACATCCATCCATAAAATTTTCATTTATGTATCCTTTTTAATTTCATTATAATTTTCTGGAGCTTTAGGATAAATTTCCCAAAGAAATCCACTTCTCTTTAACCCATTAAACTTAGCTTTACTTAAATCTTCTAACTTTACTTCTTTCAATTCTTCTCTTTTCTTTTCTAATTTTTTTAATCTATCCTTCTTCTCTTTCCTTTTTGCTCTTTTCTCCATTAATTGTTTGCAGTATTCATATGTTATAATTTTATCCTTTTTATAAATATCAAAATATCTTTTAGCCAATGAATTTTGATAAGGTAATTCTTTGGGTTTGATCTCTTTTTTAGGTAGATTATCAAACTTTTGTTTGATGGGATTTTCAACCCAATCTGGAAGAGAAAGTAAATTAATAATAAATTCTCGTCTTTTTTGTTCAAGAGGAGTATCATGTAATTTGTCTACTATAATGTTATCAGAAATATCACCAAGCCTTACCTTTTCGCTAAGAATTTTAAGTGGCTGTTTAATTATTGCGTAGGCTCCTTTTCCTTTCACTTTAAGATTTAATGAGTAAATTTTGGTGTTTTCGTTGAAAGCGAGCATATATAAATCTTTATCCCCAGTTACTAAAATAACTTCTGAATCTTTAAAATATCTCGTTGCTACGCTTTGAATATCATCGCTTTCTAATCCATAATCTTTTTCAAATTGCCAATCTTCATAATCATCTCCAATCAATTCTTCTCCTTCTTTAGTTTGAAGTAAATCTAAAAGATTAAATTGGTCTTCGAATTTTAAAAAATGCCAATCTGTTGAGTTTTCTAATTTAGAATTTATTACTTCAATTGAGTGAAAACCTTTTTCCCAATTAATGTGAGTCTGTTTTTCACGAGCTTCTTTTCGTTGCCCCTTATATTTTTTGTAAAATGCCTTACGAAACGAATTTCTAGCATCAAGAGCCACGATAACTTTAGTATCTTCTTCTACTCCAATACGCTTCAAAGCAGATAAGATCATATTTTGATAAGTATAACCAATAGGAGGAATGAAAGAATTAGAAGGAAGTAACCCTTCCACTCTCTTTTTATTCATAGTTCCAAATAGATGAATCGAGTTAAAAGTGAGTGCTCCAGCATCTAAAATAATCACTTTACTCATTTCTTTCCCTTCTTCATTCTTTTTAATAATTTCTTTACACTTCTCTTTAAATATTTTTCTTCTTCTTTTCCTGTTTTAGGAACATTTGAAGAAGTAAATACATTTTCTTCCAAATACATTTCTTCATAAACTTTAGTAGTCAAATTTAAACATTGAGCGAACCTCAATTTACCCCAACAATCAACTTTACCAAATTGAGTATACATTATTATATAATCTTTAGTTTCTTCTAAAATTCTCCATCCATGAGTATTTCTCATTTATCTATCTCCATTATAATGAGATTTTATTGGATAAATTAAAATGACTAAACAAAATAAGAAATCTATCATTTTTCACTTTTAGTTTCAAAGAATTCTACTTTAAAAGATATTCCTTTTACAAATCCTACCGAAAATTCAAAGAGTTTTAGATAAGAAAGTTTTAATACTCTATTGAGAACTCTAAAAAATAAACTCTCTTTTTTAGTTTTCTTCATTATTCTTCCTCTTGAATTGGAACGCAGGAAATATGATAGGTTTTCCTAATTTTTTCACTTAAATAAGTTTCAGTAATCTCAGCGTACTTTTCTCCGAGATTAATACGTTCTTTGCACTCAATACAGTACAAATCATCTCTATCATCGTTGTATTTTACTTTCATTTCTTACTACTTCCTTTCTTCTCTTTTTCTAATAATAATTTGAATAAATAAGCTTGAGCATTAAACAGTAAGGCGCAAATACTTTCTTCTAAATCATCTTGCCCTTCATATCCTCTATGTTGAAGCCACATATCAAAAAAATGACGATAACATGATTTCATACATACATTTAAATGCTCTTCACCAAATAAATTTTGCCAATTATCAGAATCCCTTAAATTTCCATCAGATTGTACTCTGTGTTTATTCATATATTCAGAATATCTACGCATTACTAAAGGGCTATAAAACCCCTCGAAATCTAATTTTCCTTCATTTGAATCTCTGGTAGCACCTGAACTAAACTGCCTGATTTTATTTTTCTTGACCATTACTTTGAACCTTTCTTTACTTTTAATTTATATTTCTTATCTAAAAAATCTAATAATTGTGATTGATTTGGAAAAAAGTCCCCTCCGCTTCCAAATACCCAACCAACAAAACTTTCTGGGTATTCTTCTCTTCTCATTGTTTGAATAACATAAATTGGTTTTTTTAATTTACGACAATAGCCAGCTTCATAAAATGTCCCACAATTATGTACAATAAATCCATTAGCTATAAAATTTCCTGTTCCTGTTGTTAAATCATAGACATTTTTACGTGAGGAAATAGAACTTTTTATTTTTGAACTTAACCCAGATAAATATAATTGATAATTTTTTCTTTTGTAATCGAATTGTGTTGGTATAAAAAATGCATAAGATTTTGCAATTGAAAAAATATATTCTCCGCTTCCATTAAGTTTTCTTCCAAATATACTACATGGTTTATTTCTTTTTTGAACCGAAAATTTTATATTTAAATCATTACAATATTTTTTAAATATTTTTCTATTTTTAATATGAACTTTAGCTTGAGAATATCGGATGCTCCATTTATCATAATATCCATCTGCATCTATAGCTCCTGCAAGCCATCCCCTCTTAAAATCAAATGAAAGTGGGTGATTATCTTTCCAATCTCTTAATTCAAAATAATATTTCTTTTTACTGACTATTAAAATATAATGATATTTTTTACTGTTTTCACAAAATCTTTTAGATATTGTTGATGTAATACCAAATATCTCATATATTTCTTGCACTTTTTTTATTTCATGTAACTTATCTGTTACAATAATAACTTGATGTGAAGACCAACTTTCTTGAAAACATCCATCATTCTGTAAATAACCTGTCAACCATCCTTTTAAATATGTTTTTGATATTGGCATTTGTTTTATACTAAAAACATTATTTATATTTTGTACTTCTTTATAAATACTTCCATGTTTCTTATTTCTAGTTAAAAATTTATGTTCTGGAGTGGCATAAATAGTATTATTTTTATTATCATTGATTTTTAAACATTTCTTAAATCCTGATTTTTGAGAATTATAAACTTTTGTTTTTACCAATTTTGTCTTATTTTTTAATTTTTTAAATCCTAAAACTTCATCTCCGACTTTAACATCTTGAATATTTTTTTGTGACCAATCTGACATTAAAACTTTTGTATTTTTTGCTAAACAAGGCGAATCTCCAGCATCTATTTTACAAATTAAAAAGTTACTCTGTTCAACGTAAAAATCATCGCCTGGAATTATTTTCAAAAAGGGTTTATTATTTTCATCTAAATAAATATAATGTTTCCCTTCCCAAATTAAATCCGACCCTTCTGCCACTTTATCATTATGCCCAGAATTCAACCAACCATTTATTTTTTTATGGTATTCTAACGGATTTAATCCAACTTTAGACTGCTCTGCAGTACAAGGATTAAAAATATAGATAGGATTATCATTTTCATCTATACGTTTTTCTAATTCAATTTGTAAAGATTCCCTCCAACCTGCACCTCCATCTTTGGCTTTAGTTTTACTCATCGCTCCAATTAAATAAGTTTTAAGCCAATTATTTATAATTATTTCTTTCATAATTTAAGTCCTTAATCAATTGCTCTACAAATTTTTATTATAATTCCCAATTATATATAGCTGAATTCGTTCTTTTATAAAACCAATTCAAAATTTTTGAATCTAAAAATTCATCAACACTTTTATAAATTTCTACAGCCTGTGAAGTGAAAGGATGATTATTCCATCTTTCAAATTCATTTTCTGGTACAATTAAAATAAGGGGTTTATTAAATGCTAACGCCATACCACATTCAAAATAAGTTCCTACACTTGGCCTTTTACTACCAAATTGATTGAAATTCGCAACAATAATATCAGCTTTTTTAATAGCTAGTTTATCTCCAGCATATATAACTTTTCCAGAAATTTTGTTATTTGTTAATCCTTCATTATCAATCTCAGCATCAACTTCTCCATTCCAAGGGTCTAAGAAACAAATTTCATAAACACCTTTTCCTTTCCAATTTTTATAATGCTTACGAATTTTATATCTCCAATCTACTGTAGGTTTTTGATATTCACCACCTAACATAATACCAGCTAAATAAACGTGCATTATAGTTTTTGGAATTTCTTTAAGCATCTATATCTCCATTAGTTTCTCTAGCTTCATTTTCTCTCTTATCTAAAAACCTTCTTTTAAATTCATCCGCACAATGTTGGACAGCATAAGTGCAATCATGCAATGAACTATATCTATATTCTCTTATTGACATATACTGTTTCATTAATTTAAATACTGCATATTCCAATTGACCTTTTGTTTTAAACTTAGGCATTTCGTTCAAAACTATATCAAAATCCCTTCTTTCTTTTATATATGGCATATTTATTCCTTTCCTTCTTCCACATTTAAATAACCTCCATAACCATTACCATTTCTATGAGCAATATCAGCCATTTCTCTTATATCTCTAAATAATCTAGTCAATAAATTTTCTGTTAATAAACTCGCAAAATCTCTTTTCTTTTTATTATTTTCATCTCTAACTATTTTATGACTTCTAGTAATAAGTTTAATATCGTCAAGTAATTTTTCGTAATTATACTTATCTAAAAGAATTCTTTTCATGCTAATTTCCTTTTCTCTTTAAGTATAACATATTAATTGTTAGGTGTCAAGCTCCTCAAATTGAACAAAATAATCCAAAGGATCTTGTAATAATATCATTTGACTTAAATGAAATTTATACTGAGTTTCTCCAAAATAAGCTTTAGCAAATTCAAAGTTAGTGATTATTATACGATAGAAATTATCTGTGAGCAGGTTACGACCAAAATTAGCAGGATACATTGCATATAACTTTTGAAAATATTCTCCATCTTTCCAGCCCTTTTCAATTGCTTTATTGATTAGTTTTGGGACTAATTTGAATTGCTCATTCCTCGTCACTTTCTTCCTCCTTACAACTTTCGCAAATATGATACCCATTTACAGAAGTTTCATCACAATACATTTTATCATCAGGGCTAAAATAATTTCTACATTCATCACACTGATAAACATGAGCATCACATTCTGGACAATATAACTCTAAAGATTGTTCTGGTTGTGTTTCAATATATTTGTCATTTCAAAGTAACCCTTTTAGTTGCAATTATCTTTTTAGTTTTCTCGTCTGTTTCTGCACGAAGAATATTATCTAATTCTTCTTTAGCATCTGAAGTTTGTCTAAATTTCTTTATACTTCTAATTAATTGATCAACTAAAGTATTGGCTCCATTAAAAATTCTACCAACAATTAATCCTAATAAACTAGGACATAAAAGTGCTACAATTACTAAGCCCCAAAAGCCAAATCCTGATAAGGTTCTAATAAAATTACTTACTCGTTCCATAATAGTATATTTTCTTTCAGTTTCAGAATACCCTTTAGTATATTCATAAAAACCTTTAGTACATTCTTTAATAGTACCATTCTCATTTAAAATAATTGTTCCAGCACATTTGATTTTTCTCAAAGATTTTTGAGTTTCTTTAGGCACTGTTCCAGGCGTTGAAAAAGTCAAACGAGGGATAAATGAGCAAGAACTTAGACTTAATGCAATTATAGTTAATAAAGTTAAATTAATAAATTTTTTCATTATTCTCTCCTTAAAAATAATTTACGACTTCGTTTAATGCTTGGATTAAATTAAGCACTTCAACTTGGCTGAGTCCAGAAATACTCTTTTGGTTGATCCACTTCTTCTTATCATCACAATTTGGATTAGTATTTTTTGCTACAGGACAAATTCTGACTTTAGGTTCATTGTTATCATATTTATATAAAATCACATTCAAGTACCTTTTCTCAGTTTTACTTACAGCTTTATGAAGTGTAACATCTTTATTTCTATCATAACCAGCCATTATTTATCTCCTTTATAATATTTATATTTAGTTTTCCCTTTATCATCTACTTCTGAACTCAAAACACTTTTACCATGTGAATTATATTCTTTTATCATTTCTTCTTTAGTAAGTTCAGTATGTGCGGAAGATTTCTTTCCTTTTTCTTGCATATATTTAATTAAATAAGGTTCTAAACTCTCTCCTGGTAAACATCCATCAGCTTTAGCAATTGCTACTATTTCAAAATATTCTTCAACTGTTAACTTCCATACACTTTTCATTTCAAAAACCTATCTATATATCTTAATCTATCTTTTTCTATTACCATTTGCTGAAGATGATATTTCCAAGCATCTGTAGTCTCAATATCAAATCCCCAAGCTACTTCTAAGTCATTCTTATCAACCATATGACCAGAATTTTTCCAATAATATTCCCAAGCTTCTTCCAAAGTATTTCCATCAATATCTATTTCTTCTTCTCCCCAAAATTTTTTCGCTACATCTAAGTTAAAAATAAAAGAAGATAATAACCCTTTCTTCAATATTATTCTAGCTTCCATATCAGAAGATAACCCTGTAACAGATTTCCACCCATTTTCTTTAATTTTGTCAAACATTTTAGTTAAAATTTCAAGTTCATTCATTTTTCGCCTCAATAATTTAATTTATGAATAAAAATCTCTTGTATCTATTGCTTGTGCTATATTCTCAATCATATCAGCCAAAATTTTTATAGATTTATCTATCTCCATTATATCATAATCATCTGAACATATTACTGGTAATGTTTCTCGTTGCTCCTGAATTTTCTTCAATACTGTCTTTATCATTGAACATTCCTTTCTTATATTAAGTATAACATATTATTCTTTAGGTGTCAACCCCTGTAAAATCATGTAAGAAAAGGTATAAAACTGTACAAAATGTAAGTTTTTGCACTCTACCTATGTTAATATATGTAACTAAATGACATGAATTGCAGAAATATGCAATTCAAAACATGTCGGATTAACAATCCGCAATTTATTTTTGCATTTCGTTTTTTACTACCTAAAAGAAGTTAATAAATTAACTTCTTTTCTTAATAAAAGAGTTATATAATATACTCTTTAAATAAAAGACATAAATTTATGTCTTTTTTATAAAAAGATATACAAAGTATATCTTAATAAATATTGATTACATATAGTTATATAGTATAGTCAAATTTTTCGCAATTTAAGTTGACTAAATTCTTCAAAATCTTCCCTTGACCTTTAATTTCCTTTTTTAATGTTTTAACTCTTTTCATAACTATAATTATATCAGTATATTTGCTAAGCATATTAGCTTTATTTGATAAATAAGGGTTTAAAATAATTAAAATAGTTCGATTTTTCTTAACTTTTTCTCTTAATAATTTTAAATTTTGGTCAAATTGAGTATAATCCCCATTTAATGGTAAAAGATTCAATACAGAGTCAATGACAGTGATTGAGAGGTATTTTAAGAGGGGTTCTTGAGATAAGATGTCAAAGGTTTCTTGTGGGCTTTGAGGCTGTAATAATAAAGTTTGATGATTTATCAAATTATGATCTAAATTATAGTCTGCATCTACATATAATCCTTGCCCATCTTGATTCTGTATATTGTTCAATAAATTAATGCTAAATTTAACTATCCCAGAATTATGAAGCCCTCTTAGTTCAATTATAGAACATTTAGGAATATCTAAGAATTCTGTTTTAAAAACAGGGATTTCTTTAGGTTTAGATTTTTTTAAGATTTGGTTTTCGAAATCTTTAAGAGCCATCTTTATCCTTTCTCCATCTCTCCATTACTGGATGGCGTGGTAAATCTTTAGCCCCTATTAACATTCCTTTATACTCTATCCATCTTCCAATATAAGTTTCTCTATTCTTCCAAATTTTTTCTTTTTCAATGTCGGTCATAGCAATTACTACTTTTAAATCTTTTCCTTCATATTTAACTAAAAAAGCGGAAGCCTTTTCAATTAAAATTCTATCATCTTTCTTTTTACTTGTAACACTCCTCCCAAGCTCATTGGTTTTCTTTTCTGCATTTGGGTCAACTTTTGTAGCTTGGATAACATTTATAATTTTAGCATCAAAGGTTCTGTAAGGTTTGAGCTTGAATACATTTTGTTCTTTCAGCGTACATCTTCCACACTTATATTTTCCTTGTGGATTTCTAAGAATTAATCCTTCCTCTCCATTATCTAATGCTATATCAAAATGTTTTTCAATTTCTTCTTTACTATGTAATAAATATTCTTGAACAGAATACATTATTTCTGGAAATAACATAGCTATGGTTTCTACTAATTGAACTCTATCAATAAAAGGTGTATCTAAATTATCATCTTTAATAGCGTCAAAACAATGAAATTTTAAATGTTCTGGTGTCTTTTTTATTTCTCCATATTTTTTGATTGATTTAGGGTCAGAAAAATCCATTGTCATGACAAAAGAAACAATCTCTTGAAATGTTAAATCTGGAGAATAAATTTCTCCATCTAAAATTAAATTATATTCTTTAGTATAATCTGCAAGAGGTTGAAGTTTTTTTCTTAATTGTTTATTTTGAATTTGTTTTAAAGAACGAGAGAGAATTTCTCCTTTATATAAGATACACCTAATTCCGTCAATCTTATTTGAAATTAACAGAGGGTAATTTATCTCGTCTAGGTTTGGTTGTTGATTTGGTGCAAGAAGCGGAGTGAATTTAGGTTTCATATGTGCCTCCATATTTTTCTGTGTATAATTTCCCACACAGTTGTTTTATTTAGCTTAAAGCGTTCAGCTAATTCTCTCATATTATGAAATGGAAAACTTTTTCTTATAAATTTAACATCTTTTTCAGTTAATTTACTCCAAGAACATTCTTCTCCTCTAACCATAATATGTAATTTCATTTTAAATTTATGTTTATTATTTTCTGAGGAGGTAGCCCATTCTAAATTTGATACATGATTATTTTCTTTATTCCCATCTTTATGATTTACTTGAGGTTTATATTTTGGATTTTTAATAAAATAAGAAGCTACTAATCTACTTATTGAAAAATGTTTCATTTTATTATTTTTATATAAATTAACTCTATAATATCCAAAATTCTCTTTAATTGGTTTCAAAATTTTTTCATATTTGCGATTTTTACGAGGCATACTTTTTACTCTTCCAAAATTACTAACTTTATAATTTGGATAGTTTTTAACTGTTTTCCAAATTTCACTCATTATTTTTCCTCCATATTTTTAAGAATTTCTTTTTTAATTCGTTCATAAGAATTTCAACGTGAATTAATCTTTCTAAACACCATCTATCACTACAATATTCTAATCTGTCTGCAACAAAATAAGAAAGTTCATAAATATAATCCTCATCAGATGTGCGATTTCTTATTTCTTTAATATCTTTTTCTGCAACTTTTACCCAATGTCTTAGCTCATAACTCATTTTTTCCTCCGTTTCTTTAATACATCTTTAATAATTTCCATCGCTTCTGAATTTGTAATCTTAGAATATAAAATGATTGTTTGAATATCTTTATGCCCCATAATTTTTTGTACTACATGATAATTATTATTAGTATGTTTTAACCAAAAATGGCAAGCTGAATGTCTAAAAGTATGAGGATGTAAAGAAAAATCATATCCTAATTGTTTACCAATTCTATATAAACATTGTCTAACTGAAGCTGAGTTAGTGTTAAAAGCATTTATATCTTCTCTATCTACTAAATAATAAACTTTTAAAAGTGTAACTGTTTCTTTTGTAATAGGACAAACTCTTGATTCTTTTCCTTTTGATTCTTTTACAAAAACTGTCAACTCGTCAAACTTAATATCTTTTCTTTTTAATCTCATAACTTCTTCTATCCTTAATCCAGAATAAAACATCAAACTACATAGTGCTTTATATTTATCTGGTTCACTAACCATCCAGTGCATTTTTTCAATCATTTCTTCTAACTGTTCTTCTTTAATATAAGGTCTCAATTCTTTATTAGGAATTTTATTTTTAGGAAATTCTATGTCTGATTTAATAAATCTTCCATATTTAATAAAAGCATTTCTATATCCATTGAAAGTAGATTTTGCTAAGTTTTTTTCAAGAACAGAGATTAAAAATGCGTCTATATTTTCTTGATTAAATTCTTCATATTGTTGAAAGAAAGTAGTTAATCTTTCCATATAGACAGATATAGTGTTCTTCGATAAGTCACAAAGGAGTAGCCAGTTTTTAAATTTTGTTAAATCGTTCATTTCTTTTCTCCATATTTATGAGTATAAATATCCCCATTCGTATACTGAATTTCACAATACTCTTTATTTTTTTTATGTTTAGCTCTATGACGAGCAATACCTAAATAATGGAAGGCTTTTTTACAAGTATAACAATAACAATTTTTTAACCTAGTAACTTTCATATTTTAATACCCCTCTTTGTTGCTCTATTTAAAATTTCATATCCCATTAATACTGTGTCAAAAAAATCATCCTCTACTACTTTAAAATTCTTACTTAAATATGTAATCTTGATCTGTTTTGTTTTCACTCTTTGCCTTAAAGCAAGATTGTATAACTTAGATTTTCTTAATGTATTTAATCTTTCTTCAGAATTCATTTAATACTCCTTTCAAAAATATTTCACCTTTAATAGTTAATTTTCTTTTATTAGAAACAGTAATTAATTCTTTGAACATTAAATAAGGTTCAATTTCAAATTCATAAGTTTTAGGTTCTACTCTTAAGAATTTAGCAAGGGTATTTTTACCAGCCCCATCAACATCTTTAATATATTTTAAAACTTGAATATCCCTGTAAGTTAAGCCCTCTTTAATAATGCTATTGCTATCTTTTACTTTTTTCCAATTTCTAGTATAAATATATTCTCTTAATAATGATAATCCTATTCTTGGAGTAAATTTACAATTTTCTGCAATTTGATAAAGTATATCTGTATTTACATTTTCTCCAGAATATTGTTTATCTATGAATTGCTTTACAATTTGTATTAATTCTTCTGTTTTATAATTTTCTAAATCAATAGGAAGAAACCTTTGAATTAAAGCAGATAAATTTTCGGATATATTTCCTTTATGAGTAGTAGCAAAGATGGTTACAAAAGGTTTAATTGATTTTCCAGAAATCTTCCATTCTTCAAGTATGGGTAGAAAAAATGTCCCAATTTTATTACTAATTCTGTGAGCCTCGTCGAGAAAAAGGATTCCACTATTACATTCTATAATTTTGTCTACGAGCTGTTGCTCTGATTTGATTTCTCCTGCGGTAGCACAAACAAATTTTTTCCCTAAAAGATTAGCAGTAATATTAGCAAACACCGTTTTTCCGCATCCGCTAGGAGCAGAAATAAAAAGATGAGGAAATGGGTCATTAAATTTCTTACAACCATCAATATAACATTGTACTCTTTCTTTCGCTTTAATCTGTCCAATATATTCCTCAAAAGATGTAGGTCGGAACAATCCTTCATTCTTATTTTCTTCTACATTAGATAAATCTAAGATTTCAGGTTTAATAACCACTTCCATTGGATTATTCTTTTCCTCTGGAATATAGTTAGGTTTATTATTTTCAATAGCTTTTTTTAAATCTGGTTTATCTTTTAAGTAATCTTCCATGAAGTCTGTTAGCATAGTATCTCCTTCTTTATTCCCATCCATGAGAAATTTCTATTCTAAAACAAAATTTTCTTTTTAAAATAAATATAGAGCATCTGAAAATTCCTAATCTAAAATATTTGTAATATTGCTTAGATTTCATAATTTATATTTTCCTCAATAATAATTCTTTCCTCTATATCTGGTTGTAAATAAATTCTTTCCTCATTTGCTTTTTGATAACTCTTAAATTCTAAAGGTTTATCCACATCTTTAATTACACAATTAGATTCCACTAATTTTAAATAATACATATTATTCTCCTTTAATTTCTTCAATAACTTTAATTTTCTTACATCTAATTTTACCATCTAAACAAGTAATAATATCTTTTACATTTACTTCACAAGCAATTAAAGTATTTCCTTTAGTCCAATAAAAAGGTGTAGAAACATGGATGCCAGATGAACAAGAATTATTGATATTAGTATCAGGATTTTTTACTTTTGCAATTTTTCCATCCTCATAGATAAAGTTTTCATCATAGCAAGAAGTATATTTACCTTTGGATATTTTATTTACTCTTTTATAAAAAATATATTTGTTTCTAATTGGATATATATTTAATGTTTTAGCAATATATTGCTTAATATCATTTTTCATTGATTTTTCTAATTTAGCATTTTGTACTACTGACGCCCTATAACCTACTGACGCCCCATTACCTACTGACGCCCAATTACCTACTGACGCCCCATCACCTACTGACGCCCCATTACTAATTTTAATGCCCATTTTTAATTTTGCTTCTAAAGAAATTGTAATATTTCTTTTCTTAAATTCTTTTTGTAAAGATTTTAATGTTCCTTCATGTAATTCCCATTCAAAAGTTGTTAAATTTTTTAAATAAACTTTTAATTTTGTCATTTTTTCTCCTTTTTAAAAATTAATAATCTCCCTCTCCTTAATATTCTCTTTATTAATGATAATTGCTTTCTTAATATTACTTTGTTTTAAAATCCATTCTTCGCATTGGGCTTTTGTTTCAAAGTTTTTAGCAATTAAATTTCCATCTTTTAAAGTAATACCTACACGATACATTTTATCCTCCTTTATTTATAAAATAGGTGATTTTTTATTTTAATTGTAAACTTTAAATGCCAACTTCTTTTTTTCTCTCCAATTCTTCTAAAATATAATGCTCCATTTGTAATATCATCAAACTCTAAAATATTCTCTGCTAAATAATCACAATAATCTTTTCCCTGATTATATAACTCCTCTCTATTCTCTGCTGTATATCCATAAAATTGATTTTTTTGTGTAACAATTTCATAAGGAGTTTTATTCCATTTAATACTTCTGTTTTTAACTACATTTGAGATAGCATAAAGTCCGACAAATCCTTCTCCAACCCCTTCCGCACATATTACAGAAGCAACAACCTCTTTAGGAGTATAAAATCTCTCTGCCTCTGCTCTAATAGGAAGTATAACACATATTAACCCAAAAATCAAGGGCAACACTAAATATTTTTTCATTTTATTTTCTCCAATTTTTTCTTTAACCTTTTAATTTCATCTTCTTTAATATTAATTAACTTTTTAATTTCTCTTATTAATAACTCTCTTGTATTACTATCCATTGACAACCTCTTTCCTCGCCTCATTATATTCATCTAAAAGTTTATCTATCATTAAATCCACTTTCTTTATTTGTGCTTTAAAACTTTCCTTCTGTACTAAATTAAAAGTATTTTTAACTTGATTTTCAAAACTTTCTCTACGGACAGCAAGGATTTTAAATTCTTCTTCTAAGGTCATAATCTCCCCTTATCTTATAAATTCCCAAAGAAAACTTAGGAATATTGTTAAATAAAAGATACAAGCTAAAATTATAATTGTATTTCTAGCGTTTAGATACATTTATTTTTAGTTATCCATACATAAGGTAAATTTATATGTTCTTTCCAACCAAATTGAGAATAATATTCAAAATTTTTTCTTAATAAATTACTTCTATGACTTGCGTGGAATTTTTCATTACCAAACCATAAAGGCAAATTTTCTTCTATTGTCATTAAAATAGGCATTGTGTTTTTATATCCTCTTTTAATCCATTCCCAAATACATTCATTATGATATTTTGCTAAAGAATGAGGATTATTTTTCCACATTAAAACAATAGGATGATTTCTCCAAGCATTACTTTTAGCTTGTCCAGTAATTATATTATATATCTGTTTAGCTTCTACTCTTTGTTTTCCTAATCTTCGATAGTCTAAACATTGAACAGATTTTTTAAAATCAGGTATAGGAAGAAATGTCTGCAATTTATTCTCCTGTGTACTCATAAACTTCTGTCATATAATTTGTCAAAGCATCATATAACCAATGTTTTTCTTGTTCGTTTTTATGTGTAGCATATAAAATAAAATTACTTATCTCAAGCCAAACTTTTTCTCTTTCTACACATTCAGAAGAACAATATCCATTTACATTTTCCCCTAAAATTTCCATTTGACAATGTTTACATATCATTTTATTCTTCCTTTCTTATTTAACACAAATTTAATTTCTTCTATTCTATTTTCTATTCGCCCAAAATCTTTACTTTCCATATCTTCTAAACATAATTCTAATTGTTGTTCTAATTTATCTATTCTATCTTGTAATTGATAATGTAAAATATCCATAATCTTTTCCTTTCTTATTTAACTTGTTCAATTTCAAATGCTCTTATTCTTTTAAACCTTCCAGTAATATTAATAGCAGAGTCTAAAATTAAACTAACTTTTCTTTCTAATAATTCTAAAGCTTCTTTTGAAATTTGCTTGTTGTTTTGTTTAGCATAAAGTTTAACTTGTTTGACATTCAGTAGCATTTTATTATCCTCTTTTTAATCAATTAAAATAAAGCTATTAGTTAAAATTAAATCCTCATTATTAATACAATCTTGAAAATAATCAAGGCTATAAACTGAGCCTTGTTCTTCAGCTTTCTCTTTAATAACTCCATAGTCTCCTACTTGTTCATAACCCCTAAAATCAAAATTCCAATCACAATTAATTACATATACTTTCTTCTCCATTATAATTCCTCCTTCAGCTTTTTATTTAATTTCTCTAATGCTTTAAAATATAAATCTCTCTCTTGAAATCTCTCAAAAGCATTACTAATTAATTCTATATCTTTATAAATTAATTCCTCTCCATATTCTATTAGATTAATCATCATATTGCTTAATGGATCAAATTTATTCATTTTAGACACTCCTTGCTTTATTTTTTTAATACAGCTTGAATAATATTTTTGATATATCTAAATTCTTTTAAAGTACATTCTGATTTTACAGTAGTGTAATGAATATTTTTATATCTTTAATTAAAAATGCCTACAATCTATTTGAATACAAAGTCTACCTTGCTTTTCATAAAAATTAAACTTTTTCATTATATAACCTCCTCATTATAAGGACAGCCATCACAGGCATATCCTATATTACAAATTGTTTTATTTTCTTCTGCATTGGGGCAAATACTATCTTCTTCTGTAAATAATCTATTTTTATTTTCATCTGTAACTGTAAATATTTGATTATCGCCACATACATATTCGTTAGTTTTAATTTTGGCTTTTGTTATATCGTAAGCTTCAAAAGTATCAAAACATTCAACCTCAATCCACCCTTCTTCATCTGTGTTCGTATGTTTAGAATTAGGTAAACTATCAAGAATATTTTTAATTCCATTTTCATACATTTCATTTTCACTTATATTATCATCTATCCAATTATAGGGATTATGCCATTCAATCCAATGTATTTGAAATTTCATTTTTTATTTCTCCTTTTTAAATTAATAATCCTGATTGTAATACTTTGTTATTTTTAACTATTCTTGTCTATTGATTTGTTGGATAGTTTTCATCATTGAGCCAATCAGAGATATAACAAAGCAAATTGTCTACATCTTCTGTTTCAAATATAGTTTCCCAAGCTGAGTTTTTATGTACTTCATATTCAGGGCGTTGACTTTCCTCGACTTCTGCAATTTGAAATTTATACATTTCATTCTCCTATGCTTGTAATTTCCCAACTAATATTTTGCTCAAAATCATCTTGAACATATTGTTCTATTAATTTTTGTTTTTCTTCTTCTGTTTCACAATCAGCCAATTCATCATCAGGAATATTCACATATTGAGGTCGACTCTTTCCAACATAACCATCTGATACTTCCCAAGTTATTCTCATTATTTTCCTCCTTTTTAAAAATAAGTTTCATATTCCGCTTTTTCTTCGTTCTATACCCTTCTTAATTCAAAAGAGTCTGTTACATACTCTTTTGGCAATTCTACATCTTCTCCAAAATCAATAATTTCTTCTTCTGTTTTTAAGTTTTCTGGTATCTCATATTCTAATTGACAATTAATTATTAATTTTCTCATTTTTGCATACCTCCTTTTTTTAAACATAATTTAATTCCCACCATCCTCGAAATTCTATACAATTTTTTTCTTCATAATAATTTAATTCTCCGCTTGTATATCCCTCTTTTCTCATTTCTAAAATTCTTCTTTCGGCTTCTTCCTCTAATTTTTCGGCAACATAATCACAATAACAATCTGTATCATCCCACCAATTATATTTTATTTCTATTGTTCTTGATAATTCCATAAGATCATCTCCTTTTTATTTTCTTTCCCAAGAATATTTTTGACCTTCCAAAATTTCCATTTCTTCGCATATTTTAGATATAATATAATCGAGTAAAATTGCTTGCCCAGTACAACATCTTCCCCAATAATAATTGTTTCCCCATTCTAAAACACAATAACCTTTTTCTTTTAATTTTCTATAAAGAAATTCTGAAACAATCCACCACTCATAAATTTCTTTCATTTCATTTTCTATATATTCTTGACAATGAGGACATTCTTCATCCTCAATATTATCTTCTTCTAATTCTTCTCCACAATTTCCGCAATATTCAGGAAAGGTATACAAATTTTCTATATCTTCCCATGTTGGCAGATCACTTTTTATTTCATAACTAACCTTTAAAATACTATCCATTTCATACGAAAAACAAGTATATACTTCTCTTTGTACGAATTGCCCTTTAATATCCTGATTGACGTTTGAATTATAGTCTATTTTTGTTTGCATTTTAGAATCTCCTTATATTGTTATTTTACAATCTGTAAATATTCTTTGACTAATTGATTATATTCTATCCATAAAGGATTTTTATTATCTACCTCAACAAACATATTACCTTTAAATAATTTCTTTTTTAATTCCAAAAATCTTTTAATTTTTTGAATAGTCAATTTATCCTCCTTTTTGTAAAGTATAACATATTATTCCAAGATTGCAAGTTTTTATATTGTTATATTGCAATAGTTTATAACAAATTATTTTAATTGAGATAATATTTTCTTATCTTTAATCCCTTTCCATCCGCTCATTACACAATCATTTTCTTTACAATCTTGATATTGCCCTGTAAATTCTCCTATTGTTTGATGTTCTTTTCCTGATACAGATTCTTTTATTGTAGTATTGCCAAAATTCTTTTGATATTCAAGCCATATTTTAGCTTTCTTAAATGCTTCTCTTAATGTATTTGCTTTAATATGCTTACTTCTCCATGATGTAGTCATTAAAAAGGTATATTCTTTCATATTTAAACCTCCATTTAATATTTATTCCAAAATAAAGTAACAAAGCCAATATGTAAATAATTTGCATTATAAAGAGAATTATATGTATAACCTATCTTAAAATTTGTATACAATCCTATTCCAATGCTTTCAAAATTTCCAATATCTCCAAAATTTTTATAAAATAATTCTTTATACATTTTATTCTTCCTCCTTTTCTTTTTCTTCCCTCATTCTTTCTATTAATAAATTATAATCCATAGTATAACCTCCTTTTATTGTATACTTAATTGAGATAAATTTAATCCTGATATTAATTGATTGACTATATCATGGCATAAAGGGATATAATCCTTTAATTGTAATGCTTTTTTATTCATAAAACTATTATCAATTATTAGTGTTTCACCTGTAAAATTATCAATAATCTTAATTTCAAATTCTCTATACCTTCTTAATAAAATTAGATCATATCCCTTAATTAAAGATATTCTTTCTTTTATTTGCATTAGTTTACCTCCTTAATTAAATTTTAAGGTACATAATTCCCTAGTATACTTATGCTCAAATATTCCTATATTAGATAATATATTGACTAATTCTTTTTTATCCTCAAATAGATGTTGATTTCTAATTGATATTATATTACCTGAATTATTTATTACAGCATAACATTGATTGCAAGGCAAAAATTTAATTTTTAACATTAGTACACCTCCCTTAATTAAAATAGTTTTTAATTTCTTCTAATAAATCACTTCTAAAAGGTATATCCATATATTGTTTATTATACCAAGATTGATCTTTAACATCTGAATATTGCCATTGATAATTTAATTTTTTTGTTTCACAATAGGATTGCAGGTTATTTAATTCTTTTAAGGTTTCTGGTAAAATTAATAAATCTGTTTCATGTATATCAAATTTCATAATATTTTACCTCCTTTGATATTATCCTTCATAATTAAAATCATCAAAATCTATTAATTCAATAAAATTATTTTCATTAGTATTTAATTTTTCTATTGTATTCCCTGATGAATCTTTGGTAAAAGAAAAATAATTTTTCTTTGCAATCTTTAAGGCTTCAATTTCATTAATTGCAATAATTAAACAAGAGTAAACTCCTGCCTGATTGCTTCTCTTTAATAAATAAATATTTTTCATATTCTTATACCTCCATTTAATAGGTTTATAATCTTTTTATAACTTTGTTTTCTATAACATAATCCCATCCAAAATAATTTTTTTGTTTTTTAACTCGATAATATATATTATTTTCCCATATTTCAATACAAAAGATAAACCCTTCTTTAATTTCAGTTTTTATTTTTTGATAATATCCGTTTACTTCTTCGCAAATATCCTTCTCATATTGAATATTTTGATTAACTTTATATTTTAGGTTCATTAGTACACCTCCTTTAATTTTAAAATTTCTAACATATTATCAATTCTGTATTTAATTTCATCTTTAAAATTTAATCCTTTATTGAAAATATTAATTTCTTCTATAATCCAGTATAAGGCTTCTATCAATCCATTGTCTACATAATATAGACAATCTTCAATATATCCTTCTCTATCTTCTTTATTATCTGAATCTTTAAAATAATCAAGATTATTTTCTATTTCATCAATCCTATTTTGGAGTATATTGGCTTCCTTAATTCCTAACCATCCTCCAGACCTTCCAAAAAATCCTGATAATTTATTATCTAATATTGATAAATATTTTAATTCTTTTATATCCTTTGCTTTCCATTTTTCCAATTCTTTGATTTTATCCGCTTTCTTCCCTATATTATCTATATGAGGATAATTAATTTTTTCATTACTTTTAACTAGATGTATTTCTTTATCCCAATATTGAGCATTACAATTTCTACATCCTCCCATTACATCATCAGTAAAATAATTTGCTTCATTTTCTAGCCAATAAAAATATATATCATTTATATAATTCTCTGAAAATTCACTTTTCAAAAAATCTTTTTTCTTCTCTGATATTTTCATATCATCAATTAAATTTTCTACATTTACATAATCATTATATCTTTTTACATTTACAGCGATATATTGATTATATCTATCATTATGACAATGATTTTCCAAAATATCCTTTGCATTTTCCAAAAAATTATTGATCTGTTTTAATTCCCTTGTAAATTTTTTCATTTTTCTACCTCCATATTAATTGATATTAGTTAAATATAACATATTTTAGGCAATATTGCCAATTTATTTAAAATATAGCAGTATTCCATTTATGCCATGAAAAATTTTTATTGTCTGTTCCTGCTAATTTTCCTATATTTTCATATAAAGATTTTTTGGTATCTTTACAGTTTACCTCTTTTATAATCTTTGCTAATTGTATCAAGATTTTTTTATCCATGTTTACACCTCCATATTATATTAGTTTATATTATACTTGCATATCCTTTATATGTATATTGTATAATTCTATTAGATCATCTTGTATTTTTATTAATTCTTTATATTTTAATTTTTCCAATTCTTTAAAATATATTTCACTTCCTAAAATTTGACTCATATTTTGAATATTGCATATTATAGTCATAATTGCAGGATTTTCTTTTATAGTTAAATTTTCCATCTTTACACCTCCTATATTAGATGTATTAATAAAAAGGATTTTATTCTTTGCCCTAGTTTATAAGATATTATTTTATGATGTTTTTCACCATCTATATTTTCCAATATCCTATATAAGAATATGCCTAAAATAGTCAAAGTATACCTCCAATATTATTATAATTCTTGCATAATTCTATTTAAAGCTGTTTTTAAGTGATTATCATTCATATATGGATATAAAATATCGCAAATAAACCTTGTTGATGTATTGTCATTTATAATACTATTATTCAAAAGATCAAAACAAGCTCTATCTTTTGGTATATTGCCTATATTATTTTTTTGATAATATTCTATCAATTCACTTTTCGAATTAATGCCTTTTGATTTTAAATTTTCAAGTGATTTTTTCATACCTTCTTTTAATAATTTGTAATGTTCTTGTTTTATTTTCATATAATACACCTCCAATTTATCCCTATTGAATGATAAAAAATAACCTATACTCTAGTATCAATTTTAAAAGATCGTTTGTTATACATCAATTATGAGGGATTTTATCCTTTGTTCTATCTTTTGTCTTTCATTTTCCTTACCGTATATAAAAGGTATATAATTTTTTCATATAATCGCTTTTATTTTTGGCATTTTTTCCTTATGTTTTATAGTTTATCATGAAAAGATACCTCCTCATTTATACGTTAAACTTCTCTTGTATATAGTTTATAGTATCACAAAGTATATTTTCACTATATAAGCCAATTTTAACAGCTTTATTTTTTGAATTAATACAGGTATTATATATTTTCTTTATTCTAGGATACTCTGATAAAGATTGATCATTATATCCGTATTCATTGATAAAATTTTCAAAACTATAATATCCGCTTATACTATCATTTATAAAACAATATAAAGCAAAGACAAGATCATCCCTTGTCAATTCCTGTTTATTTGCCTGATAATTTGCTATTGAGTCAAAAAAAGTGAAGTATATTATTTTTTTTGTATTTTCATTTTTTATACTTATTTTATATTTATAAACTATTCTTGAATCATTGGAATAATTAAAAGTACTTTCACCTTGAAAATTGGCCTTTACTCTATAATATACATCATTCAATTTTAATCTTTTATACATGATATAAACCTCCATTTAATTATTAATTTTATTCTATGCAATCATTACATAATATATTAGAAGGATATTTTTTGACTATATCCTTATATTTGCTTATATCATTTAATATATCAATATTTTCAATAAATTTATTGCATTTATTACATACTGGAGCATTGAGGCATTGATCATAATTTTCTATATAAGATGATATATATATCTCCATATTATAATATATATCTATCTCTTGAATATTTAAAATTTCAGCGATAAATTGAAGTATACTGCCTAGAAAATGACTATTTTCAAAAGTAGTAAAATTATTTGTGTCATTCTCCCATGATAAAAAATCATTATTATAATGAGATATAAAGCCATCACAAGAAGTATATTTATTTTTGAGATATAAAGAAAATTTGCCTTTATTCTCATAGATAAATTTTTGGATATTCTCAATTTTAGGTGTAATAGTGCAATCAATAGAATCATTTATATAATTATATTGTTTTGGGGATTGCAAGTTTTCAAATTCTATCTTCTCTATATAGTCATGCAATACATTTTCAATTTGATTGCAGACCTCCCTTGATATATCCTCAGTATATTGCTTATGATCAATTTTTAAATTATCATAGTCAATTTTACCTTGTTTTCTATCCTGATTAATACTATATATTTCATTTTCAATAGATCCATCATTGTCCCATATAGTATTGTAGAATCCTGAAAATATAGGAAGCCATGTTTTTATCCCTTGTAAAGTTTTCATAATAAAATACCTCCTCTTTATTGATATTATTTAAGTATATCTAAAATTTTCTTTAATTGCTCTATTGAAACGTCAATATAATTACTTTGAATATTCAAGTTATCCCCTCCAGAAAATACTTTGATCTTTGCTTTATACTTGTCATGTTCTTTTTTCTGTATATCAATTATAGGCTGAAGCTGATCTATATAATAATTATACATTATATTTATACCTCCTCTTTATTTATTAATATAATCCTTCTTTAATAGTCAATAGCTCCTCTTGATTTTCTACATCATAACTATCTGGATATAATTCTTTTAATTGATCCTCATTCATTGGTAAACCTCCTTTAATTTTAAAATTTCTCTTGCTAGTTTATCTCTACCATAAAAACAATTATCGCAATAACACTTATTCTTTTTTTATCCTTTATTTATAAAGATTTTAAGAAAATACTTTCCTATATGTATTTCAATCTTATTAAATATTGATACTGCATAAGTGCAATCTGTTTTATAAAATTCTAACATAGTTTAATCCCTCCTATAATAAATATTTATAATACTTGACATTTTCCCATATACATTAATATAAAACCCTTCTCACTATTATTTAAACTAATTTTATTAATCCAATACATTACAGCCTGATCACTTTCAAAACATTTTAACATCTGGATTGCTTCAGTTATTCTTTGATTAATTATCATGGTATTTTACCTCCCTTTGATTAAAGTATAAAACATTTCCCCAGCTTGTCAATGGTAACAAGTGAAGTATTTTAATTTAATTTATTCATAACTTATTGATAATAAATAACTTATGTATTTATTATTATTTATTTTCTTTATTCCTGTTTTTAATTCTATTTATTAATGATCTTTAAATTCCCTTATAATATGTTAATAAAATAATTTCCTGCATTAATGCCTATTTATTCCTATACATTAATTAAATGTTTTATTTAATAATAGTATTAATTGGAATACTACTATAAAATAGTCATAACTTATTTAAATTGAATAGATTATAATAAATAAGAGTAATAAATTTATTACTTTATTTTAATCACTAGTAAATTACTAGTGATTGTAAAGTATTGGTATGAAAAGAGTTAGGAAGAATTTTTGATTCAAATTTTTTAATCCCTACTAAATTAGTAGTATTTAATAACAAAGTGTTATGTTATTATGAAACCTTATATATACCAATAGGTTATAGATAATAAACCTCCCTCAGGTCGATTTTAGCTAAATAATCGGAGAGGGGAAACCCCATACCACCGCAAAATTCCCATACTTTTCCCTCTTTTTAAACTTTCCTCTTTCTTTCCTAACCTCTTCTCTCCCAACGACTTACAACTTTTTTTAATTCTCTTTTTCTTTCTTTTCGATTTCTTCTGAATTTTCACTCAAAATCACTGATTTTTCGTTTAATTCGAAAAAATGAACAAAATCTACTTAAAATGAATAAAAATCAAGCTTTTCGGTAACTTTTATTTAATCAAGCTTACGCTTGTAAACCCTACTTAAAATCAATTCTTTATAAGGCTTTTAGGGACAAATTTGAACGATCTTAATAAATTAGACCCCTAGGGTCTTTTTTATTTAAAGTCGAATACAGGGTTATTTAGAGGTATTTATGTGGATTAGTGATATTTGTTGTAAATTTACTACATATAGTTTATGTTGTAATTATACTACAAGATTATGGGTTTTTGGAATATATTAACCTTGACACCTCTAAAAAAATATGTTATACTTATTATATGAAGAACAAAATTCAAAGGTTTATATGTTTTTTATTTGGGCATAATTATATTAGGTTAGATGGGTATGATAATGGTCGAAGTAAATTTGCAGATTTTTTATGTCAAAGATGTGGGAAACTTTATCAAACTCAATATGATTATGGTTCATAAAGGAGAATTAATATGTTTTCTTATTATGGTACAAAAAAACGATTAGCTAAAGAATATCCAGTACCTAAATATGATATTTTGATAGAACCTTTTGCTGGAGCTGGTGCTTATTCTTTATATGGAGATAATTGGAAGAAAAATGTTAAATTATATGATACTAACCCCAAAATCTATAAAACTTGGAAATATTTGTTAAATGCTGAGAAAAGTGATATTTTGAATTTACCAGATTTAAAAACTGGAGATAAGGTTACAGATTTTGATTTAAGCGAAGCTGAGAAATATTTAATTGGATATTGTATTAATCCTGGCTCGAGTAATCCTAAAATTACAGCTAGTAAAAGAAGTTCTTGGAATAGATATAAATTGAATATAGCAGAAAATTTATATAAAATTAAACATTGGGAAGTATTTAATACCAGTTATGAAACTATACCTAATTGTAAGGCTACATGGTATATTGACCCACCTTATCAAAAGGCTGGTAAATATTATTTTGGATATAAACAGATGGATTATAAATATTTGAGAAATTGGTGTATAGAGAGGTTAGGGCAAGTTATTGTATGTGAAAATGAAGGAGCGGATTGGTTACCATTTGATTTTTTGACTAAACATCAAGGCTCTATTCAGAATAATACTGAAGTTATTTATTATCAGGATGATTAATTATGACTAATCTTAAAACTAGAGATATGGAGTTAGCATTAGTTAGGTATTTGAATAATAGAGTTAATTTTATTATTCCTAATGTATTTTGGGGTTTAAATTTTAATTATGAATTAGATTTAATGGTGGTAAAGAATTCTGGCTATGCTTATGAAATAGAGATTAAAACTTCTATTTCTGATTTAAAGGCTGAAAAGTGGAAAAAGAATAAACATTATAGTAATAGGATAAAACAATTGTATTTTGCTATCCCCTGGGTCTTATTGCAAAAGGCTGAACCTTTAATTCCTGAAAGGGCTGGTATTTATACTGTTGATGAATATTCAAGGGTTAGATTATATAGGAAACCTAAGATTAATGTTAATGCAAGGAGATTAACAGAGAAAGAGATTATTAAATTAGGAAAACTTTCTAATATGAGAATGTGGAACGCAATTGAAACTTTGAATCAAAGGATTAAAGATGGCACTATTAAGAACAATTAAATTTAATTTTTCTGGATTAGGTGGAGAAATTCGTTTTAGCTTAAAAGTTAATGTAAATAAAGAAGGATTATTTACAGCTTATTATCCAGAAGAAGTTCAGAAATTTCTTACTGATAGATTTATTTTATTAAATTATGGTAGAGCTAGTAAAAGTGGTTATTTAGAATCTAAATCTTTACAAGAAATAATTGATTATGTTAATATTGATTTTAATAAAGCGTTAGAATGTAAATTATTAAAAGAGTATGTTGTAATTAAATATAAATTAAGAGCTTCAGCAGGATTTTGTTTAGATTCGGATAATAATATCCATCCTGATGGAAGTAATTGTGAAGCTTATTGGTATTCTGGTAAAACTCAGATTGATGCTTCCCATAAAAAATTTTATGGTATTAATATTTATGCTAAATTATGGTTAAAGAAAGAATTTAAAACTATAAATGGAATAAAATCACAATATGAATGGATAGGTGATTCTAACGCTGAAGATTTAGGGAAAGAGGCAGATACTTTACAAAGATGGAGATGTCAACACCATGATGAAGTTAGAGATGAAAATTTAGAAGAATTAATTTATACTGAAGAAAATGCCAAATTTTTTAACACTATATTCTTTAATATAGCTAAAATGACAATGAAGATTGATAAAATTTCTGAACCCAAACGATTAATACAATTTATTAAAGCCCAAAACAAATTATTAACCTTGGAATCATAATGAAGATTAATTTATTAGAATGTTATAAAAAGGTTAGAAAGTTTTGGAAAATAAAACCTCAAACTAAAATTATCCCTGATAAGAGAAAGAAATATAATCGAAGTAAAATTAAACAAGATTTAAGAAAGGATTATTAATATGACATGTATAGTTGGATTTATTGACAAGAATAAACAATTGTGGATGGGAGCAGATAGTTTAGGTTCTACAACGTCTATGAAATCTAAAAGAAAAGATACTAAACTTTTTAGAAATAAAGATTTTCTAATTGGTTATACTTCTTCTTTTCGTATGGGGCAACTTTTAAGATTTAAATGGATTCCACCAGAACAAAAAAGAAGTAAAAATGATTATGAATATATGTGTACTTGTGTTATTGATTCTATAAGAAAATGTTTGAAGGATAATGGTTATTCTAAAATTAAAGAGAATACAGAAGAAATAGGGACTTTTTTAATTGGGTATAAAAATAAACTTTATAAAATTGAAGACGATTTACAAGTAGAAGAATGTATTGATAATTATAATGCTTGTGGTTCTGGAACTTATTTTGCTATTGGTGCTTTAGAGATTTTAAATAAAGTTAATGATAATCCAAAAGATATTTTAAAACAGGCATTGCAAACTGCAGAAAAATTTAATCCATATGTAGGTAGACCATTTGTTATTAAAAAATATTAAAGGAGATTAATATGGAATTTTCAGAAAAAGAACAAGCAGTATTAGATTTAATTAAAAGGGAAGGTAAGGTTACAATTAAGCAGATTGAAACTCTTTTGAGTAAAGCGCATGTAGGTGGGATTGGTAAATTAATTCAAGCAGAGTTAATTGAAAAACAAACTATGAGAACTGGAGAAGGTTATAATATTAAAAATTATAAATGTTATGTTATTAAGGAAAAGTAAATGAAAAATTTAAAAAATAAAACTAAAAAAGAATTAATTGAAATAGTAAAAGAGTTACAATCTGACATAGAGAATTTAGAAATGAGTTTACTTGATGAATGTGAGTTTGATACTTCAGAGTTTGACGAAGAGATTGGGTATTTAAAAAGACAAAATGAAGAACAAGAAGAAATGATTGATGATTTAAATAGCACTATTACCAATCTTGAAGAAGAAAAAATGAATACTGATGGAATTAGAGAGGATTTAGAATCTATAGGTAGCGATATGGATAATTTACAATATAAAATTGATATTTTAAAGGAAAAATTATGAAACTAGCAATTGTAGGAAGTAGAGATTTTAAGGCTGTGGCTTTTGCTGTTGATAAAATATATGATTTTCTTGTTCCTCATGAACATGAAGAAAATTTTTGTGTAGTTAGTGGCGGTGCTAAAGGTATTGATTCTTTAGGAGAAGCTTGTGCTAAAAAATTAGGTATAGAAACATTGATTATAAAACCAGATTGGGATACTCATGGAAAGAAAGCTGGATTTTTAAGGAATATAGATATTATTAAAAATGCAGATTTTGTGTTAGTTTTTTGGGATGGAAAATCAAAAGGAAGTAAGCATAGTATAGATTTGGCTATAAAAATGAATAAACCTTTAAATATTTATGTGAGGTCATAATGAAAACATTTCTTCCTATATTGCTTGCAGGAATTTTAATAAGCTCTTCTCCTCTTTACCCTTCTACAATAAAAACTCCTACTGATTTAGGAAATTGGTTAAAATCTAATTTTACTTATAAAGACGAGATTGAAGATTATTGGCAGAGCTCAGAGGAGACAGTGAAATTAAAAACTGGAGATTGCGATGATCTAATGATTCTTTCAGATAAAATTTTAACTGATCTTGGATATGATTCTACTAAATTAGCAATTTATTTTTCTGAAGGTTCAGGGCATGGAGTAACTTTACTCAAAATTGATGGTTACTATACTCTTTTTTCTAATACTCAATATTTATCTAAAAAATTTAAATCTTTTGGTGTAATGCTAAACTATTATTTTCCAACCTGGAATAAAGTTTATGTAATTATTGGTAAAAAGAAAGGTATTTTAATAGGTGAAAGATAAATTAAGAATAAATAGAAAGCATCAAATTGAAATAGATAATATTAAGTATATTAAAATTAAAGGCAATATTGTTTGGATTTATTTAAGAAATTCTTATCCTCCTATTTTAAAAACTGATTATAATTATGATAAATTAAAATTAATGCTATTAAATATGGGAATAACCCCTTTATCAATTGAGGTTAAATTATGAATATAGATAATTCTTGTATATGCCCAAAATGCGAATCTTTAATTCCAAAAGGAGAGGTTATTTGCCCTTTTTGTGGTGAAGCCTTAAATATAGATAGAGAAGACTAAAATATTTTAATTAAAATAAATTATTTCTGATTTTAAAATTAATTATATCCTTTAGAACCCCAATGGGTTACACCATAGAGGTGTTTTTACTATTTTTTAAGATAAGTATAACTGTTGGTATTAAGAGGGTTAGGAGAAATTTCTCATAACATTCCGACCCCTTGACACCTAAGATATAATATGTTATACTTATTATATAGAGGTATATAACAATACTTAGGGTTTCTCTGTAAATTCTAGGAAAATGTTTTATAACCCCTTTATTCACAAGGCTTTAGTGAAAAACTAAATATAAAAAGCGTACTGGCGTAATCCAGTTCTAAGAAATACTAACCTCAAGTTAACGCTCTTGAGCCATGATGCAATGTAAATATAACTAGGGTTTCCTGGGTATGTTGCTTGCATCCCAATGTTTTTATCAAATTTAAATTCCCAATATAATCATTATTTTTATAATAATATGTAAGAAAACTGTACCTAGAATTTAATTATTCTAGGTCTTTTTTATTTTAGCACTAAATGTAAGGAAATTTATGAATATTGAAGTAGATAAAGAATATCGAAGATTGCGGAATCTCAAGCAAAACCAAGGGAAATCGGATGATGAGCTAAAATCTCTGTATTCCAATGCCCAGGTCAATGTTGCTAGAAAAAAAATTAAGATAGAAGATAAATTTAAAGATAGCAAAGAAATTAAACAAGCTATAAAACTTTTTGAATTTTATGTTTCAGCCTATGAATTTGAATCCTATACTGATCTTCAGACATTAAATACTTTAATATATGAAGAAATGTTGCTAAAACGTGTTCAAAACCACATTAATGTTCTTTATGAAACAAAAAAAGATACCTATTTAAATAAAAGTGATAGAGAATCTTTACATAGTATTGAAGATAGAATTATGGAGTTAAAGGTTAAATTGGGAATTGACCAAGAAGATAAAACTAAAGATGAATTAACTGAACTTCAATTACTTAAAAAAAGATTTCATGCTCACATTCAGAAAAATAAGTCTGATTTCACGATTAGTTGTGGAAAATGTGGAACTATGTTGCTTTTAAGGAAAAAAGTTAGTGACTATGAATGTACAATACATCCTTGGTTTCATAGTAGATGGTATTTCAATTATGAGATTTTAAAAGATTGTAAAGAAGGAAAAATTTCGAAAAAACAAGCTTCCAGATATTTAAATACAAGTTTAGATTATATTCAATGGTGTTTAGAAAATTGGGAGAAAATTTTAGAAGGTAATTAATATGGCTACATATAAAGCAGTAATAAATCCTTTTACTGGAAAGCTGACAGTAATAAGACCAGATTCAGCTTTTCACATGAAGGATAGTGTTGATACTTATAATTCACTTCCTATAACTGGAAATAATGAAAATGATTCAAGAGTTACTAGAGATACAGATAAATTATATACTTGGGGAATATCATCTCCTAGTGGAAGTTTATCAGATTGGATAGAAATTGGTAGTGTAACTTCAGTTGATTGGTCAGCAATTATTAATAAACCTGACCTTGTAGAAACAAGTGAAGATGGTGATTGGAAAAAAGTTACTGAGCTTCAATATAACCCTGTTACCGAAAAATTAAAAGTTTTATATGAAGAATAAAAATTAAAAAAAAAAGGAGAATATTAAAATGGCCATTGCAAGTGTATTAATTGATCCAAATGCAGATAATAATGCATCTACAGCAGATTCTAAAGCTGTTGTCGCTCAAGAAAATGCTTCTATAGCAGATTCCAAAGCGGTTGTTGCTCAAGCAAGTGCATCTACTGCCGATAGTAAAGCTGTTGTTGCAGATGATGAAGCTTCAGTTGCAGATTCTAAAGCTGTTGTAGCGATTGCTGACGCATCTACAGCAGATTCTAAAGCTGTTGTTGCAGATGATGAAGCTTCAGTTGCAGATTCTAAAGCGGTTGTTGCTCAAGCAAGTGCATCTACTGCCGATAGTAAAGCTGTTGTTGCTAACGGAGTTGCTGACGGAGCTTCTGAAGCTGTTGCTAGTGCTATTGGTTCTGAACCTGGCGTGGGTGATTACAAAGTTACCGATGTTAAGAGAGATACTGATGGTAGTATAGTATTTGAATACGATGATAGTCAGATAACATAATGGTATCAAAGGACTTACAACAAATGATGGGAGATTAAATCTCCCATCCCAAAAGAAAGAATTTTAAATGGTTTACAAAAATAAAGAAACTGAAAGACTATATAAACTTAAATGTTAGGAACATAATGCTACATGTGATTCATTGGTCAAATTGGGCTCCAAGAAAATCTGGACTTTTTGAATGTACAAAAGATCAAATTAAGTACGAGAGAAAATTTGGTCTTGATTCTCAAATGGCTATATATGAAAAAGAAAATCCTAATGATTTACAAGATGATTGGTTAAAACCTGTTTCTTGGGATTTTGCAAAAAAAGCTGACTTGTTTGTTATCCATCGTGGTTTACCTCCTAAGGTACAAAAATTATATCCGAATACTAAAAGAGTAGTTGTTTTACATGGAACAAGTGAATTTTTAATATTAGAGGATATTTTCTCTCAAGCTGAAAAACAGAATTTTAATAGTCATATTAATTTTATAAATAATAATGATGCAACTACTGTTGTTAATCAACATGATTATGATATTTTAAAGTTATACGATTACAATGATAAATTAAGTTTAATTAATGATGCAATTGATATAAAAAAATATAATTTAGAAGGGTATAAATATCCTTATAAAAATCATCCACAAATTTTATTTTGTGATAGTTTAAGAATTAATAAACATCCAGCACATATAATTTGGGCAATGGAACATATAATTAAGGAAATCCCCAATGCTCGTTTAACTATTGTTGGTTTAGATTTATTAGATATATTAACTTGGAGAAATTTATTATTACGTTCTAAACAAGGGAATTTAAAAAGGTATTGTGAAGTAATTCAGTTTAAAACTTCTGATATTTTACCTTATATGCGAAGTGCCGATATACTTTATAATTCAAATGCAAGTGGAATTTTTTCAAGAGTACAAATAGAGGCATTGGCATGTGGATGTCATGTTATTAGTAGTAATAGTAAATTTACACCTTTTAACTTTAAAACTTATGATATAAAAGATATAGCCAAATCAGCAATAGAATGTTGGAGATTTATAGAAAAGAATAAAGAGCAAGCGAGAATAGATGCTAGAAAAGTAGCATTGAAACATTTTAATATGGAAAAGAAGGTTAAAAAAGAATATATACCACTTTATAATAAAGTGTTAAATAAATAATAGGCGGTAATTGTAAATGTCAATACAGGATATAAAAGTTGATCCTCATGTTCAAAATACAGATACTAAATTAGATGAAGACGGAACTAATGAAGTTTCAGCTTCTGAAATTTTAGTTGGATTAAAGAATATAATGGTTAATGCTTTCAGAATTGCTGTAAATGGTAGTCTTACACAATTTAACATGATTGATGGTATAGTAGATGAATATGAAGATGAATCTGGAATAGACACCACATCTTCTACTAATGAAGACTATGATTCTACAGATGATTATTATAGCCCTTCAGGAGGGGGACAAGTTTCTGTTTCACCTTACGCTCATTATAAATGTAACGACGATGCAGGAAATACTACTGTTACTGATGATGGGACAGGAGCAAATAATGGAACTTCTTCTACGAATACAAGCAATCTTTCAGTATCAGGAAAGATAAATGATGCATTTGAGTTTAATGGAAGTAGCGAATATATAAATATAGATGCTCTTAAAGTTGATATTGGTAGTGATACTACTGGTTCTTTTTCTTTTTGGGTAAATATGAATTCTGAACAGAATGGTAATATTTTTTGTTTTGGAGATACTAATACAGATAACTATTTACGTTGCACTATTTATAGTAATAATA